TCATAAAAAATATAAAAATTATTTAATTTTAATGGATAATGCTCGTCCTCATAAATCTATATTATTACAAAAAGAAATAAAGGAAAATAAAAATATTTTACTTTATACTGTTGCATATCATCCCGAAACTAATCCAATAGAAGAATTTTTTAGTCAATTAAAACATTATATTAGAAAGAAAAGTCCTCAAAATTATAATGAAATAAGAAAAGAAATAATTGATATATTAAAAACAAAAATAAAAAGAAAACATTTAGAAAATTATTTTAAACATTCTTTTAGAATTTATAACTAATTTTTTGTTTCATTTTAAATATCGGTTGGTGTAATTTCAATTCGGAATTTTTTAGTCCTGTAATTGAATACACATCTTCAATATTATGACAATCATATCCTACTTCTTGATAATCTTTAATAAGATAATCACAAAATTTATCAAATTCGCATGTATATTCCAATAGAAGTAACTTTTTGTTTATATTTTTGAGACCTTCAAATGTATCTTTATTTTTTTTCGCAGTTTCTTGATTTTTTTCATTAATTTTCTGTAAGCTCTTTGTTATTTTCGTGATTTTTCCATCAGTTTCCTTAAGATTATTTTTAATTAATGCTATTTGATCTTCTTTGCGAGGAGTTTCTTGTACATCTGATGACCAAATGAATGATCGTAGCCATACGGTGATCACTTTGTGATCTAGCCATGCCAACATGTTTATAATAGCTTATTAGATTAAATCTTCAAAATATGTATTTATAAAGATTGTGTGATGGAATGGATTCAGTAATTCCAGTTATGAGAATATGTTTCAAAGTCTTATTCCCATTAGTTTGTTTGAGTCTTATTACTCGTTCTTTTATTTTATTAAATTCGTCTTTATAACCAGTTCCGCTTGCAACTAACCAAATCACTTGAATTTCCCCGACAGATAGACCAGTTTCTTTGAGATCATGTTCATTATTACGAAGAAAGACCATGAATGTTTCAGGTTCTTTCTTGGGAAAACGCATTATAAAATCATATTCATATATTTCAGGTAATGTTTCTATTATTCTAGCAAGAAATATCTTTTTTAATCTATGATATTGATCTTTTTTAGCTTTTACGATTTTATCTATCATTCTTTGGATGTGAAAATTGTTTTCACCATATTCATTAAATTCCTTATGAGCATTATATATCACTTCGTAATCTCTAAGAGAGAGTCTATTGGAAGAATCTCGATATTGTTCATAAAAGCCTCGAAATATCTCATCCCGAAGAATCGGGATATCAAAGTTGTAAGTATAGATATTGTATGGGGGATAGCCATCAATATAAGTTTCTAAAATAATTTCTTTCAGCTCAGATGCATTCATTTTTTCTTTCTTTTCTAGGATTTCCTTCTTAATTCTTTTCAAATCCATATATCTGTCGAATTGTGGATATTCAGTAGAATAATCCTTTTTATCCATTTCATCATATATTAGTTTGTATTCCGATTTGGTAAGAAGATCATCACCAAACACATCGTAGAATGCTTCAAATTCATCAGTGTGAATAGTTGCTGGTTGTTGATCGGGTTTTTCTGTTGAAGAATAATCCAAAAGACCTTTAATAAAGTCCATTTTGTATTTATAATATATTCAACTTTATTTTAAGTATTTTTGCGATAAAATAACTTAAAGAAATATATTATATATATGGTATACTTGCTGCGATGAAGTCTGCGTGCCCTGTGCGTCAACGGAGTGGTAAGTGTCATCTTGGAGTTTCTTTTTAGTACATCTTGGCCATGTAGTGTAAATGGTTAGCATACCATCATAGGAAGATGGTGGACTTAGTTCAAATCTAAGCTTGGCCCTTGTACAAATCGAAATTCTTTTGTATTTTATCGATACAAAAGAATTTATCAATATATATAGTAAATGCTGAAATTTTTCAGACAATGTTTTAAGTATATGTTTTCTTATTTGAAATTTGAAAAAGAAGATGATAATTTAATTCAGCTTCTTCAATTAAGCCCGTTCTAAAGAACGAGGCTGTTTCACAGAACTATTTTTACAAAATTATTTTAGTGCGTAAAAATACTTAAAGAAATAATATATATATAATATGTAATATATGGTCCATTAGCTCAGTTGGTAGAGCATCCGACTGTTAATCGGGAGGTCATTGGTTCGATCCCAATATGGACCGTATTACAACCATTTTTATTATAATAATTTTATTACAATGAAAATTAGGATTCCTCTTGCAAAGCAGCCATACGTCTATTGTAAAGTGCATTATCTTCCATAATCTGTTTATTAACATCAATTATATATTTATTTTGTTTTTTAACAAGATCAATGATACTTTTTCTATTATTTGCATCAGCATCATCAAGGGCTTGTGAATAAGCTGGACTGGAGCCTGGACTGAGGAAGCTTGCTTCTGTTTCTGAGCTATCACAATATGAGCATTGGTAATCATGAGCGCAGCATTCTGGATTAGGTGGAAGATAATTATCACATACTTTTTTCTCTTCACAAACACCGCGCTTGCAACCCACTGGACATTCTCTATATTCATCTCCACTTGTCGTCAGATACTGTGCATAAGGCACTATTTCTGTTTTTGTTCTATATTTAACATAGAGCTTGAATATAACAAGAATTACAAAAAAAGTAACAATTATTATACTTAGTCCTGCTAAAAATTGTGTATTTTGCATTATATACTAAGAACTTAGATAAATTTATTTTTATAGAAATTTTTTCTAATTAAATTATAGAATGCCTAAACCTAAGAAAAATCAATTATTTAGGGTATTACCAACAAAAGAATTTGTACAAAATTATTTAAAGTTATTTTCACCAGGAGGATTTGAAAACGAATATTTTCAATTTACAAGAGATGATATAAAAAATAAAAAGATTACCAAAACAATAAAGAATGATTATTTTAATAAACATTTTATCGAATTTTACCTTCCTTGTAAATATAAAAAGTATTTACAAAATGTAGATGAAAAAAAAGCTATCACAATTCTAAGACAATTATTAAAGGTTTATAACTATAATATTATTTCTTCTGAAAAATACAGTAGAGGAAATAAGTTTTTAGTCTACAGTTTAAGAAATATGAATGTGAAAAAAGATGTGAAAAAAGAAAAAAAATATGATTTAGTCCTGCATTTTGACTAAAAATATATTTATAATATATATAACATATGAATACTTTTCAACAAGGATTAAATAAAAATAATTCATATCAACAAAAGCTAAAATCGGAAACTATAAGTAATCCCATGATGAATTTTGATCCTAATACAACACCTAATTTGAATAATACTCCTCAACAACTCCCTTCCTCAAATCAAATGGCTAGTACTAATGAATTATCAAGCCAATTAATGGATAATAATCAATTACCTCAACAAAGTCAAATGAACGGTATGCAACAGCAGCCGATGACTGGTCAAACGAACAGTGTGCTTCAGCAACCTCTGACCGGTCAAATGAATGGTACAGACCAAGGGTCGCTACCGACAGGTACACCCCAGCAACAGGCGACAAGTCAAATGAATGGTATGCTTCAGCAACCGAACGGCACAGACCAAGGGTCGCTACCGACAGGTACACCTCAGCTACCGACAGGTACACCTCAGCAACCGACAGGTACACCTCAGCTACCGACAGGTACACCTCAGCAACCTGTGAACAATACATCAAATACTCCTAATCAACAGATTACTCCTTCAAGTTCAGTTAATAAACATAAATATCATTATTTTGTTGGTTATAAGATGCAAGATGAAGCTGGTCGTTTCAAAGGTCTTCAGCGATTTTTGACAAACCAACTAAATATTAAAAATGGAAAAATGGTTCAGGATTTCCATATTAGATTTGCATATTTGGGATATCTGGATAATAGTGTTTTGGAACTATTCGTTGATAAAATTCTTGGATCACTACTCGAAACAGTAGAAAAAAATATTTGTGAAATTAATTGTACTACATCAAGAGTTAAAATTAGAAAGAAAGTAAATAGTGATTATGCCAAAGTCGTTGTTAATCTTGATAATGATGAACTTAATAAAATCATTAAATATTTAGTGAAATACGGTACAAGTAAAGTTTTTGATAATTATAATGATGCAAGTGTGAAATCTGCACATATTAACTTATTCACTTTTTCAACTAAAACGAATGATGTTCAAACTATTCGAAAGAAACTTACTCAATTACAGTCTAAAAAGGGAAATGGAAAAAAAGTCAATCCTATTTCATTTAAAGTTAATAAAATAGAAGTATTAAAAGGAATACCACTTGCCAGAAGAAGTGGAACACCATCTAAGGAAGATGAAATGACAATTGAAGTGGATACTGATTTTTCTTACCCATTACGCGAATGCTGAAGAATCAAAATTATCACTTAAGATACTTTGAGCATTTTCAGCTTCACTTGTAATATTATTAATACTACTTGACGCACTTGATGCGCTTTCTTGTAATTCCGAAACAGTAGATGACAAATCATCATATTTAGTATTTAAATTACTAATTTGGGATTGAATATCTGTTAATGATGCTTGAATTGCCAATAAAGAACTCATTGTTGTATCAGCTGTACTGGCACATTCCGTTTCTTCACTTGTTGATGGAGATTGTTCTTCTTCTGATAAAAATTCCATACATTTTCGTTTATAAACCAGTCGAGTAACAACATATACTCCTAATAATATAATAGTAACTGTAATAATTGATCTGAATTTACCGATCTTCATTATATTATACTAACACATAAAAAATTATATACTCATCTTTTATTTCAATATATAATATAAATCCATTCCATTTAGATTTTATATAATATTTAGAATAATTATTAGTTATCATGAATAAATTATCACCCTTTTTTATATGACTATTTTTTCTTACTAGTCTTTTCGAAACCAATCCATAATATGATTTTTTCACAGTTACTATTCCTGAACATTTTTCATAATTATTTATATTATCATCAACAATCGTTTCCGAAAATATAATTTTATAATTATCATTCATGAAATTTTTGTAAATTGATCGATAGTTGGTATTATTTACTAAATAAAAATTAATCTCATCAAGCAATTCTATCTTCCTTACATGTAATGTACAGAATATTTTTTCACCATTAATTGTCATGTAACACAAATCACCGTCATACTCCAGTCTAAATGAATTATTTTTATGTGAAATTAATTCAATTCCATCATTACGTATGGATTTTACGTAAAACGATAAATATTCAATATATTCTTTTATATATGATTTATTCTTTTTATAATAAATAATAGGTAATTTATAACAATTTATTAATGATAAATCATTATGTTCATAAGTATTTTCTGCATTTATCAGTTCATTAAGAAATTTATTTTTAGATTTAATATTTGAAATATCAATCATATAACTAAAATTATTATTTGAAATAGCAATGTCACGACGTGCTTCACTCAGTTTTGAAGTTATGTTCTTGATACGATTAAGAGAATTGAACATATTAGTTGATTTGAAATATAAAATATAAATATATTGTTCATGAAGAACAGTTATATTTACCACAAAATTACCATTATGAAATTCAATTATATTTGATGATTCAATTATTTTATTATTTATATTAGGTATTATGACTTTATTGTTATTCCTGATATTAGTTAAAATATTATTGATCATATTATTATATTTTTTAAAATAATTATTACCAACTCTTGTAAAAGATACTTTTTCTCCTTTCTTTAACTGACAAAGTTTCCAAATATTATCCAAAATAACATGTCCAACACAATAATAACCTATATTTTGTAATTTATTTCCATATAATATTTTTATACGACTACCCTCATAATAAATCATTCCCTTGGGATAATATAAATTAAATTCCTTTTCAAATATTTTATTGAAACTATTTTTTCTACCATGAACAATCCTAGAACTACGAGATAATGTTATTTCGTGATTTTCCATATTTTCCACATACCAATCATGAGAAAAAATATCAATAATACTTTTATCATAAAGAAAATCATGTGGTCCCAACATAAATTTCAAATTATTATTTTTCATGGGAACATAATTAGTTTCATTATTTGATACAGGTATATCATTTGGTATTAATATGATTTTACTGTTATTTTTTATAAATTCCATATTAACAAGCGGATTATCGGCAAATATTATATAACAAATATTACCATTGGAATTATTTGTATTATCCACAATGAGTATATTTCCGTATTTTACTGATATTGTTTGATTTGTTTTTTTACCCGCGCAACCTAGACTTATACTATTTATATATCCGCTTATACATACTGTGGTATCACAATAAAATTGTATTTTTATTACATCATTATTAAGCTCAATTGCATAATTATTATTTGTATTAAGTATGGAATTACCTATTTTATAATTTAAATCATCTAAAGCATTGATATTTGTAACAATACGATGTTTTTTATTAATTTCAACTTCACAATATTTATAATTATCCATTAAACCAATCAAATTAAATCTAGTAGAATTGGAATGTTTCCTAATTAATTTTGTAAAAAAATTGTCTTCTGTTAATTCTGAAATAGACGTAATTATCTGAGTACGCTTGTTTTTCAAAAAGGTTTTATCATGATCAAAATAATATTGTTTTTCTATTTGATAGTCGTATTGATTACATATATATTTAGTTGATTGTTTAGTAGTACTAGTTGAAGATCCGTTGTAAAATAAATCAAAAATGAGATATTTATCATCCAATAAATCATATTCATAATATTTTATTGCATATAGTTGAGTTTGCTTGATATTATATAAATAAAATTCACTATTAGCATATATGAATTCAATGCGTCCAAAATATTTATAATTGATTATTTTGAGATATTTAACAAGACGTTTATGAAGACTTTCTTGATGTTCTATAAAGAGATTTGAGGGTGTTTTCATAAATATATTTTTATTGAGATATTGAATAATAATATCATAACTATTGATTATATACAATTGATTATTATTGAAATAGAAATCAATGCAAATTTTATTGCACTTTTCAATCGCCCTTTGGAGATAAAATGCATTGTTTTTATAATAATGAAGGGAAAATGGTCTTATAAACTTAAAATGATTGATTAATTCGCTTGCAGATTTGATAATGGAAAATATGGTATTTCGATGTTTAAGATAAAGAGGGAAGTCATATTCGATTGCTGAAATTGCCAGATTAGCATCATTTATTCCAATAATATATTTTTTCAGGAAAGGAAATTCGATGAATTTATTGGTGAATTTATATGAATTGTATTGTCTATCTTGGTTAAAATTCATGATAGTGATATTTTTAAAATTATTTTTACGGAGAATAGATGGATCTGTAATAAATAAATGTGTTATATTATATTTCTTGCAATTTCTTATTATATATGAAAGACTATCATCTCCAATTAATAGTGAATTTTCTATTTTATGATAGGTTATTAAATCTATCATAAATTTATTTTTTATAAATCCATAAATTTTAGGAATTGAATCCATAATACTAATATTTTACTCATATTTTATTTTAGACCAATCAATCGCCTTCTTATTATGGGCTTCTAGATATTCATTTGCATCTGGGAAATGATTATTTCCCTCGAAATTCTTTTTTCGATTGAGTGGAGATGGATGTCCCGCCTTGAGAACCAGGTGTTTCTTGGAATCGATTAAATCAGCCTTTCCTACCGCATAATTTCCCCAAAGCATAAATACACAATTAGATGTGCTATCAGATATGGCTTTAATAATATATTGACCAAAATCAAACCAAATACGTCCATGAGAGCCAGATTTCCCTTCCAAAACAGTTAAAGCACAATTAAGAAGAAGAACTCCCTGTTGTGCCCAATAAGTTAGATCTCCACTCTTTTTAAGCGGAATATCAATATCGAGACTTCTATTAATTTCTTTGAAAATATTTTTAAGAGAAGGTGGAACTTTGATGTTTGGTGGAACGGAAAATGACATACCCATAGCTTCGTCTTTTCGGATATATGGGTCCTGTCCTAGAATGACGACTTTGGTATCCACCATATTAAAGAAATTAAAGCAGTTAAAAATGAGTGGTTTAGGAGGATACATGATTAGATCACCATCGTAGAGCTCTTCTTTTTCAGTTAAAAACTTGTTAATCTTGGTAAAATCATATTTGTCGAGAATTTTCTTCCAATCGGTTTTAATGGCATTTATGCCAGAGTAGAGATATGATGTTGAATTTAATTTTGAATCCATGTTTTTATAAGATATTGGATCAGTAAGTTTTTAAGTTAAGATAAAATCAGTTTTTTGAAAGATAAAAAAATGATGAAATAAATGCTAAATTATAGATTTTAATTGATTTTATAAAAAATGGAAGGACGCAACAATGTTAGATCACTTATTTGGTATTGTGTTAGCGGTTTGGAGGAATATTCTGCTAGACCACCTGATGCTGTATTGTTACCAATGTTGAAGAGTTTGCAATGCGAAATCATGAGGAGGATAGACAATCGAAAAATCGATTTCGAATTTCAATCTCTCATGAAAATGTATGACGTCGTTGAGAATATTTGGAAAATAGATAAAACTGAGCAGAAAAACTGAGCAGCGATTCCTCGCGCAGTTTTAAAAATAAAACTGAGCAGCGATTCCTCGCGCAGTTTAAAAAAAAACTGAGCAGCGATTCCTCGCGCAGTTTAAAAAAAAACTGAGCAGCGATTCCTCGCGCAGTTTAAAAAAAAACTGACACTTGACTTTTCTAAATTTTTTTTTTGTTTTAATTATAATAAACACTCCTTGCTGCCCCTGCTGCACAAGCCCCCTGCTGCCCCCCCCTGCACCATGCCATTCTCGCAAGATGAGCTTTTCAAGCTGCTGCTGCTGACTCTGGCCCAGACGATCGAGGTCTCTTGTGTCAAAACGAGCAATGAGTTCGCCGAGGAGATGTCGACGGGCAACGTCTATGGTATCGCCCAGCGCAGCATCTGGTTCGAGGGTCCTATCACTGCCCTCACCCACAAGTTCTGCAAGAAGACGAATTCCCGTGGTGGTAGTTACGACATCGGGTACAAATCGTGGCTCGATAAGTTGGCGCGCTTGGTCCACGCCATTTTTGCGCTGGCGGACAAGTACAAGGACTCTAGTCGCGCCGGATGTGTCGAGCAGTTTCTGCGAGAACATTCTAGACTGTTCAATTGTGTTAAAAATCGATACGAGAAGATCAATGGACACCAAGAGCATACTAACAGTGGTTCCAACATTTTCGGCCATGTGCTCTCTGTTCCTTTTCCCTCTGAACTCCAGCCCATGATGGAAAAGGTGAAAATGTTGCAGGAAGCATCTAAGGATGCCAACATGTGTGATTGGCTCTATGGCCCAAACCACATGCTCGACGATCTCAAGAAAGCCATTGACTTCATTATTTATGGTCTTCCACTTGTCGTCCGCATCACTTATGATCGTCTCAGGAAAATTGACCGGGACATGCACCCAGAGGTCGATCTTACCAAAGGCCATGCTGCTGCTGCTGCCGATGCGCTGAGAAATGCATGGAAAAAAGCCAAAGCCGAGGCTAAAGCCAAGCGCCTAGCGGCCAAAGCAGAAGCAGAAGCCGAAGCCGCCGAGGCTAAGCGCATTCAAGACAAAATCGACCGCGGAGAACACCCACCGCCCCCGCCCATCCAAAACGAGGACAACTTCCCGTCTCTTGGTGGAGGTGCTGCCAAGCCCGCTACCGCTGCATCTGTCGCGCCTGTCTGGCCCGCACTTGCCAAGCCCGCTACCGCACCTACCACTGACGAGGTTGAGCCTACAGCCAAGTCCACTACCAACAAGGCTAAGTCCAATCATTCTCGCAAGCATCCTCGCAAGTGCAAATGCAGGGGGTGCAAGAAGAATAATCGGAAGATTAACCCCTTCGCGAACAACGTGTCATACCGCGGCACCGCTGTTCAGTGAGTTTATCTCGCCGAACTTTATAAAACAAGCTTTTTAGAAAAAACCTTGGATAAAAACTTATATAAAGCAAGTTTTCTAGATTTTATGTATTTTTTGGTTTTCCATTCGATTGCAGCTTCCATTCGGGCAATCGCTTCACTCCCTACACTGCTTACCCTTTTTTATATAAAACTTATAAGCTTAAAGGTAAATCACCATATAATATATATGTTCAATGAAAAAAACAACAATCAATATTGATGAACAATTAAAAAAACTAGGAATTGACAAGTTAAAAGATCATCAAAAAGCAATTATAAATGGATTTTTACGAAAGCGGGATGTATTAGGAATTCTACCCACTGGATATGGCAAAAGTCTCTGTTATATCCTTCCACATATGATAAAATCAGTAAATGTCATTGTAATTAGTCCGCTTTTGAGTCTAATGGAGGATCAATACAAAAAATTAGTGGAAAAAGGTGTTAATTGCATTCTATTCAATAGTAACCATAAGTTGGATATGGAAGTGGTTAGTCAAATTTACAGGAAAGAAGAGACATATATCATGTATTTTTCTCCAGAATCGTTGATGATTAATCAAGATTTTGTCCGAGCTTTGGTAAAAAAACGTGCAGTGGGACTTTTTGCGGTAGATGAAGCTCATTGTATCAGTATGTGGTCGGATTTTAGGCAGAATTATGGGAGTCTTGATAATCTGAAGCAATGGCAAGCAAAAACGAAGAAGAAAATCCCTATTTTGGCGCTTACGGCTACTGCAACGACTCAAATAGAAGAAGATATTATTGGGAAATTGCGTTTAACTGATCCATTGATTGTTAAAATGCCTGTTTATAAGGATAATATTGCTATTCATATTCATCAAAAGACCAGAATGGATGGAGATGTCGGTGATATGCATAATAAATTACGTGATATTGGAAAAAAGGCCATTATTTATTGCAAAAAAATAGATGAAACTACTTGGATTTCCTCGAGATTGGCCAAAAAAGGGATTAGATGTGCTCCATTTCATTCAAAATTGGGGAAAAAACAGAAAATGACCACTCAAGAGGATTTTCAAAAAGGGAAGATCAGGGTTTTGGTTGCCACAGTTGCCTTTGGAATGGGAGTAGATATTCGCGATATTCATATTGTGATGCATTATGGCCTACCAAAGGATATTGAGTCATATTATCAAGAAATCGGTCGTGGAGGACGCGACGGAGGTAAGGTTTATTGTCATATGTATTGGGGAAGAGCCGATCAATCTACTAATCAATACTTTATTAGTACGATGTATAAATCAGAATTGCGAGATAAACAATTGGCAAAATCACATTTGATGGAGAAATTTGTTAATTCCAATGAATGTCGAATGAAGGGGATTTCGGAGTATTTTGGATGTACAATGGAGACGAAATGTAAGAAATGCGATAATTGTACAGCTAAATTCCGCGATACTACGTTTGATCAGTATTTACAATCGAAAAAAAAAACGACGTCATTAAGTGATATAGAGCTTCGCCAGATTCTACAGACTTATAAAGATGCAAGTGGAGGATTGGGTATTATAACAGCGATGCTTATCCTATCAGGAAGTAAATCCAAGAAATTGGGGAGATTTTACAGGTCATTAGACACATATGGAGTAATGAAAGGAACTAAACAAGATGAAATTAAGAGAAAGATCCGAAAGGTATTATATCAGGATTATCTGAATATATATAATATAAGCGATGGTAAGGCTAGATATTATAAAATTAATGATAATGGAACTAGCTTTTTAAGCGCCAGTCCTATGGACTGACTAACTGGTCCTACGGACTGGAAAAAACCTAGGATAAAAAACACAGATAACAAGCTTTTCCAGAAGGTGTCAATCCTTCGGATTTCCGATAAGCGTTACTGGCAAAGCCAGCAACTACTGGTCCTACGGACTGGAAAAAACCTTGGATAAAAAACACAAATAAAAGTGATTTTGTTTTTACAAAGAAGTAATTGATTAAATTATAATAAAAAATGGATAAATACATAGTTTTTTTAATTATCAAATATTTACCGGTCAATTTACGAGGTGGATTAGCATTTGTTAATAAAGAATTTTATGAATATTGGAAAGAATATCAAAAAAAATACTTTTTTGTGGTTACCGATGTTCAGGTAGATGTAGGAATGCATATAGATGGATATGGACATAACGTTTTGGCTAGTACAAATAATTATTCAGAAGCGCTTTCAATATATAATAATGTATGTAATAAATATTTTATACAAATGAAAGTTTCCGATAAACCATATTACCACAAAAAATCTTTTATTCATAACACTTCATTTACAGGCATAAGAGAAGGTTATCATCATAATTTTATTGTAACGTTATTTCCGGTGGATTTTAACTAACTTTTTTAAGTACTTTTTGCAAAAAAAATGAGCGATTAATTCTCAATATAGTAATATTAATTATGTCGTGGTGGAAGATCCTTTATAAAGGATAATTTTATAAAAAATCTATGTTTAAATATATTTAAACATAGGTCAAAAACTCAACCACCGTGATAAGGTTAATAAATATTATAAAAAATGTCGAACGATAAAGTTGTCATTGCGATTCATGAAGATGGAAAAACAACCATTCACGATGCTAGAGAGTATCAAATCACAGCATACAATGATTTTATGTCAAGCAACACAGATGAGAAAAAATATTCATTTGAGGGTAGTATAGAATTTACTTTGTGCAAATTTGATGATTCGTGTTTTGCCGGAAATTATCCTGAATTCTGCCAAATGAAGACTAGTGATGGTCGTGTTCATACGCTTTCGAGCAATGATGAAAAACTAAAGTCATTTTTTTGTTGGTACAATCGGGTTTTTAATGCAGATTACTAGCTTTTTAAGCGCCAGTCCTATGGACTGGCTAACTGGTCCTACGGACTGGAAAAACCTAGGATAAAAAACACATACAAGAGAAAATTTTATCTAATATATTATTATAAATAATGGCAAAAAAAACAAGTTCTTCAAAGAAGCCCCAACCGAAGGGTGGTTCTGTTAAAAACAGCCCCGCTAAAGGCGGGCATCCCCATCATCCTAGACCTTGGAGAAGACGTAGGCACAGACGTCCAAGACCAGTTGATGTTTGGCTTTGTAATATCCTCTAACTAGCTTTTTACACAGGGAAAATCAAAGATTTTCCCTTAAAAACCTAGGATAAAAAACACAGATAGGTAGAAACCTAGGATAAAAAACACAGATAGGTAGAAACCTAGGATAACTGGTCCTTTGGACTGGAAAAAACACAGATAGGTAGAAACTTAGGATAACTGGTCCTTCCATCCGGTGCTTCGCTTATGGACTGGAAAAAATATAACACAGATAGGTGAAAAGTATAAATTAAAAAATGATTTTTTTTTAAATATATATTTAAAAAGTTTTAAAAATATTAAAATAGGGGATATTATTAGACATATTTTTTGGGCTCTTTTTTAAAGATCAAATGTTTAATTATGATATTTTCTTCATAATTACACAATATTTATCATGTAAAGAACGACCTAAATTATCTTTCATAAATAAAAAATTTAATAAATGGTGGAAAAAATACGCTGAAAAATACAATTATATTGTTATATATGATTTAATTGAGTATAGCAGTATTATCACTCGTGAAATAGTATATATTACAAATAGTTTTTCTGATGCAATAGAAAAATATAATAAAAAAATGAATAAAGAATTGTATTTACCAAACGATCATTATACAGGAAAATTTTCACGGGCTATTTGTCCAATAATTAGACATTTCAGTATTGTAGAGCGTGAAAATGAAATAAATGATGATATAAAGCATGTATTTACAATAACTATATACGACAAAAACTTAGGATAAAAATACATACAATAAAATTGATTTATAAATTTATTCATATAAATATATTTTTTTATAACAAAAAATGATCAATTACGACATTTTTTCCATAATTACCAAGTATTTAGTTATTTACGAGAGGCCGATATTATCCTTTATAAACAAGGAATTTAATCGATTATGGAAAAAATATGCCGTAAAATATAATTATATGGTAATGTACGGACATAATGTTCATTTACCTTATGATGAAGATGAAATAATATGTGATACGAATAATTATTTGCATGCATTAGAAGTATTTAATAAAAAAATAGAAAAAGAAATAGATCAGCCTGATCATGATTACAGAGCCAAAAAATTAGAATGTGGTCATAAATTTATATTAGGAGATTATCTAACCATATTTTCAACTATAAGAAGATTTAGAATTATTTATACGGGTAATGTTGATATTGAAGAACAATACTTATTTTACATAATTGTTTATGATAATAATTAACCATATCACGGTGGAACGTTCTCAATTGAGGACAATTTTATAAAAAATATATGTTTAAACGTATTTAAACATATGTTCAAAACTCAATCACCGTGGCAAGGTTAAGGTAATATTTATAAAATTAGTTTAACTTACCAAATTGAGTTTAAGATTTTCAAATCTTATTCCTTTACGCACTAGTTTCTCGAAGATTTTGGCAGTATTTTTACAATCATCAATTCCAGAATGATGTCTTCCATCAAGTTTAAGATTAAGGAATTTAAGCATTTTGGCCATTCCAAATCCTCGTTTATTCTTAGGTTTAATGAATTTTACGAAATCAGCCTTGATATTATAAAAACGCTTATATACTTTTGGTATATTTTTGAGTGTCATATTCCATCTTTTAAGATCTCTGGGCAATTGTATTGCTAAATCCCATTGCCCAACTGTCATTATATACACATCTCGTTGTTCCACTGGAATCAACGTTTTAAGCCATTTATAGTGACGTCTAATTACTTCTGGAAATTTACCTCCTTGATTAACTGTTTCTTGTGTTATTCCTGTTAATTCTTCGCAGAATGGACTTACTTCCGATGCAAGAGGTTTGCAATATTCTTGGAATTCTCCGAGACGTCTTGTTTTCCCTGTTTTAGTATTCCATTCAATCAATACACTTGGAAATTCAATGATTTCCATTCTCCATCTGGATTTTCCATCGTCGTCCCAACATGTGGCCTCGAAATCGAGAACACATATATAAACGAGTATGTCGTTAGTTGGAGGTCTAATTGTGGTTTTTCGGCCTTCCATTTTGATATAGTTTATTTGTAAATGGTCTTTAAGCTCATTATTTGATATGGATAAATTATAATAAAATCATTTTTTCACTATTTTGCAACAAAAGTCCACAAAATTAATATTTTTTGAATCATTTTAGGCATATTGTGTTATTTCAACAAAAATTGCTAATAATCTATGTTTAATGAATTATTTCATAGATATTTATATTTTTCATCAGTTTTCGTTACATTAAAAATTGTATTTATTGATCTTATCTAAATATGTCATATTGTAATATAACATAAATATTTGTTAAATAACACATTATCAATAATACATAAAAAATACAGTTAAATTCATATGCATTACATAAAAAATCATTCATAAATAATTTTATTGATAAAATGAAATATTATAAAATGAAATTATCATATAAAAATCATTAATATGAATCACATATTTTAATACATAAAAAGTATTGGACTGAAATGCCCAGATATTTCCGCGAAATGACATTTGAAAATAAAAGTTGTCTGAGATTAAGATTTACTTTTCAAAAAAAAAATTCGAAAACTCAGAGCAAACTTAAAATTTTTTCGTTTTCGCGCAGGCATCCGAGAATTATGCATTGTATTACATTAAAAGTATTGTTAATATAAAAAAAAATACATATATATTACCAGTAATTAATGTAATAATGATATTTTATATTTATACATAAAAAGTATTGATATGTTTAATGAACTAAAATAATTTTTTATGTTGTTTGGATAAAATGTCATTTTTGTTTCATTAACATGAAAAACATCAATAATAGCGTATTTATATATTTACTAAAAATATAGGTATGTTACTTTATATGTAATACTATGCCTAATATGCGAAATCATGCATAAAATCAGTTTAAAATACTTATAGAAATATATCAATATATTATATAAATGCCATATGAATGTAATAATTGTCATAAGAAATTTGAAAAAAATATATGTCTGAAAAATCACATAAATAAAAATATATGTGAAAAATACAATAAATTACCATTTGAATGTAATTTTTGTCATAAGCGATATTCATTAAAAAGAACATTATCTGCTCATATAAAAAGCAAACATACTAAAAAAGACGATGAGGCCAAAAATGATAATGTGAAAAAGGAAATAAAATGTTTATTATGTAAAAAAACATTTAGTTGTCAAGGAAATCTAAACAGACATCATAAAAATGCACAATGTAAAATGATAAATAATGGTAAAAATATATCAATTACCAATGATAACTCTGTTAATATTCAAAATATTCAAAATAATAATATTCAAAACAATATTACTATCAATTTCGGAAAAGAAAAATTAGATGATTGGATTAATGAAGTTGGTAGATCAACTATAGATAAATGTTTAAGAGATACAAATGGATTACCAACTAATTTACTTGAAGTTAAACATGTATTTGCTAAGAAAAATCGAAATGTTTATATACCATCTGATGAGCATAAATATAAAGATTCGTTTGTTTATCTTAATGGATGGATAGAAATGAAAACATCTCTAATACTGGCTAAAATGCTCATAGGTGTGGCTGATGATATATATGATATGGTTTCTAATAATTCAAAATATGGATTAAGAATTAGTAAAAAATTGAAAGAAATATTAGATGAAAAAATAACAGCTATTCAAAATGATAAATTTCTTCAAGGGCCAGCTGCTAATATGCTCCTTAAACACAAGGTAGCCTTGGAAAAACATTTTAATGAATCATGAAGAATCACAATATTTATCAGATAGATATCTAACACTTCCGCTTTTAGCCAGCTTATCCGCTTGATCATTTCCAAACCAACAAAAGTATTTGTAACTCTTTTTATCCTTCGGTGGAGTTTTATGAGAACGGACATTTGTTGCAAAATTTGCTTGAAAAACAAGGTTTAATGAGTTATTTGGACGATTTAGCTATTTTTGGTTAATAATTTATCGTAAAATTATATTTTTTATTGATGATACATTTTCTAATATAATTTTATTTAACATAATTTTATATTAAAATACCAAATATAAATATACATAAAAAACATTGATAACCGATCCCTCAATGTCACAATTTTATACCTCATTTATTTTTATTGTTAAAATTATAAATTTCAAAATAATTATATCATATATTTATCAATAAGTATATATTAAAACATTGTATCACAAATATAGACGATCACTTTCCTCACATGAGTTTCGCGAACTGACATTAAAAATAAAAGTTGTTTGAGATATGAAATTTATTTTTCAAAAAAAAAATTTCGAAAACTCAGAGCAAACTTAAAATTTTTCGTTTTCGCGCAGAGGGTGTGAGTATTATGAGGGTTAATACATAAATATAGACAAGTAAATTAAATATAAATAATTAATAATATCAATAAACAATGTATATATAATATATTTTAAAAGAGTCACATTTTTGTTGTCTATTATTACATACACCTCATTTTGATTTATTGATAAAAAGTGACATTTTTTCCAAGTGATGTTAATGATTAATTATCAAATATATTAAATGATATACATATAAATTTATATTTTATTGTCTATATTTATGAATTTAACTGTTATAAGTATGTATTGTCACTCATAATCCTCACAAATACACAAAAATGTGGTAAAATTACTTATAGAAATATTGATTATGTTGTATAACAATGCATAAATGTTCAAAATGTCATAAGGAATTTAAGAGAAAAATATATTTGAAATATCATATTGAAAAAAATATATGTGATAAATATAATAAATTACCATTTGGATGCAACTTTTGCGATAAGCGATATTTATTAAAAAAGACTTTGGCTCAACATATAAAAAATAAACATAATTCTGATAATTCAAAATCTAAAGTTAAAAAAGTTAAATGTCCTATGTGTAACAAAACGTTTTCTCGTAGTGATAATATGAAAAGGCATCAAAATAAAGGATATTGCCCAATGATTAAAAATGGTGAAAATATATCGATTACTAATAATATTGATAATTCTATTACTGATAATTCTATTAATGATAATTCTATTAATGATAATTCTGTTAATAACAATATTCAAAACAATATTACTATCAATTTTGGAAAAGAAAAATTAGATGATTGGATTAATGAAGTCGGTAGATCAACTATAGATAAATGTTTAAGAGATACAAATGGATTACCAACTAATTTACTTGAAGTTAAACATGTATTTGCTAAGAAAAATCGAAATGTTTATATACCATCTGATGAGCATAAATATAAAGATTCGTTTGTTTATCTTAATGGATGGATAGAAATGAAAACATCTCTAATACTGGCTAAAATGCTCATAGGTGTGGCTGATGATATATATGATATGGTTTCTAATAATTCAAAATATGGATTAAGAATTAGTAAAAAATTGAAAGAAATATTAGATGAAAAAATAACAGCTATTCAAAATGATAAATTTCTTCAAGGACCAGCTGCCAATATGCTCCTTAAACACAAAGAAGCCTTAGAAAAACATTTTAATGAATCATGAAGAATCGCAATATTTATCTGATAAATATCTAACACTTCCGCTTTTAGCCAGCTTATCCGCTTGATCATTTCCAAACCAACAAAAATATTTATAACCCTTTTTGTCCTTCGGTTGGGTTTTATGAGCACGGACATGTTGAAACTCCACTTTAAAGTTTTTATTATGTTTGTCAATTAAATGACTTAAATGACAAATAAGGTCTAGGTTCATTGGTTTTTTGCCATCTGCTTTTTTCCAACCTCTTTTTCTCCATGAATGAATCCATTTAGTCATGGTATTAACCAACAACATACTATCAGTATGAATCTTTAAAATACAATTACCTACGCTTTTATCATCTTGTGTCACTGAAAATATCTCAATTGCCCTAATTACAGCAAAAAATTCTGCTCTGTTATTAGTGACCGGTTTAATATAAAATGGTTCTGAAAGATTACGTTTGTCATTAGGACCCCAATAGACACCTGCTCCTCCAGCAGTGTTTTTGGTTTGCTTGCGAGAGTTGTCAAAACTAGAACCATCTGTGAAAACATTTACTCTTTTGATTGTTTTACTACTCATGGTATATTTTTATATGTGATTATTATTTTAAGCTTATTATTTTTTCAATTTTAATTTTTTTTTGTTAAAAATATAATGAAATTTATATAGTTTATATAAGTTTTTATCAATGATTTTTCTATTAAATAATCTATCAAATGTTTCTATATTATATACATTTTTATAGGTAAAATATTTGTGCACGATAGACAATCCATAGCGTACAAATATATTGATTTTATAAGATTTGAAACTGAGAATATATGGCTGATAACTGTTTCCAAGTTGTTCCACTTTGAAAATATCAGATAAATTAAAAGGAAAATCACATTTATCAGTTATAATATTAATTTTCTTAGAATTATATTTTTTGCCAAGAAATATATGATTATATAATTCCTTAGCAGTTTCGTTAGTAAGATAATATTCAATATTCTTCTTATTAATAATATGAAGAATATCTTTGATATTCATAGTTATTGTATATTTCGATAAAAATATCTTAAAGAAAAAATAAACATATAAATTAAAAGAAGATGGAAGCCGGAGGTGTTGTATCTATATTCCTAAGTATGGGATTATGTGTAAGTCTTATTTGCAATATTATACAATATTATTCAATTAGAAAACTAAATGAAAAAATAATGCTGATAAAATGTACTGATGAAGAACAAAAAGAAGAAGAAATTATAAAAATTATTGAGAAAGAACAAAATGTTCATGATGAATCCAAACAAGTGGTTACGTCTGAATCTCCAACGGAGATATCTGATATTGAATCGACTGATCCATCTATAATTCTTTTGGAAGAATCCCAAGAGGGCGACGATATATTCGATCTCAAGAAAAAAAATGTTATACAGCTTGAAATTGGGAATTCATCTTTATGAATTTTACAGAAAAATGATTTTTATTTATTTGAAAAATAACAATATTTAATTATATAAAAAATGCTCAGTGACACATTTCGTCCCAAAAAGGTAACTGAAATAATTGGTCATAAGAAACAAATAAAACAAATTCAAAAATGGCTAAAAAACTGGCGTAATGAGAAATCCAAAGCACTCTTATTTTACGGTCCTCCAGGAATAGGAAAAACTACTTGTGCTCATGTTCTCTGTAAAGGTTATGAAATAATTGAAACAAATGCCAGTAATAAAAGATCCGCTGGAGCAATTCAAGGTCTTTTTGTCACTGTTAAGTCCAGATCATTATTCAATAAAAATGGAAAAGTACTTATTATGGATGAAGTTGATGGAATGTCGGCGGGAGACCGAGGAGGCGTTGCCGAAATAAGAAAGCTCATAGAATGCACACGATGCCCTATTATTTGTATCGCAAATGATATTATTGGTCCTAAACTTGCACCTCTTCGAAAAGTAGCGGAAAAAATAGAATTTGTTCCACCAAGTCCCAAAGAATTGATTCGATATTTCGGCGAAATTTCCAAAATACCCAAGAAAAGACTGAAACGTATTGTAATGTCTTCTGGTGGAGATATTAGGAATATTTTTAATACTATTCAAGCTGGTATGAAAACATGTTCCAAAGATGGTTTTCAAGACATTGATGTCGCGGATGCTGTTAAATACTTAATTAATGAAAAGAGATTGACATATGAACAAAAAACCACTCTTTTTTATAGCGATTACAGTATGATTCCACTTTATATTCAGAATTTATATCCTTCTTATATTCGAAATGTACAGGATTTGGCCGAAGCAGCAGATAATATGAGTTTAGCAGATGTATGCGGAGAACAAACAATGAAGAACCAACAATGGGAATTTCTTAGATATGTCGAACATTTAACTGTTAATACTGCACAAAAAGGTGGTGAATATAGCTCACGTTTCGTACAATTTCCACAATTTCTGCCTAAAATATCCAAAATGAATAAATATAAACGTATTATGCAAAGAACTGGTCTTGATCAGGATAGTTTGTCAGTAATGTATTTAAAATATTTTTCCAAAATAGTCAAAAATAATATTGACGATAATGAATTAGAAGCGATTGTTCAAATGTATGACAAAGACGATATATATGATTTGATTGAACATTTTTACCAAGAAAAAGTACCAACTAAGATGAAAAGGAAAATCACCAGTATCTATAAAAAGAATAATACAATTGTATGTACTGTCAAAGAAAAAGGTAAGCGCAAAAAGAAAATTGAGATTGCTCTTGGTGGAGGAGGAAGTAAAAACTAAATCAAATATATTGTTTTAGATCAAAGTGTTTTAGATCCTAGGTTTTTTCCAGTCCGAAGGACTAGTAGCCCGACTTTGTCGGGCCGAGTAAAAAGCTAAAAAAACTGAAAAAAAAAAAGTTATTTTTGATTTAGAATAAATAATTATAAAAAAACAGTGATGTCCAGTTCCGACGAAGAAATTTTGGCATTTAAAACACCATATGACCGTCAGGTTTATTTGGATATGATGGAAAATAAGGATAATACTGATGTTTATTATGGACATAAAATGAAAGATCCCAAATCAAAAAAATGGATGTATTATCCTGTTTTTGGAATATTATTGCATGAAAACAAAGGAAAATGCGATATTAAAACTGAAAATGGAAAAATAATAAAGATTTCTAGTAAATATGTTGCTAAAATTCCGGCTAGTGTTTATTCAACTTCCAAAGATCCAAAAGTGTATGAGGCTGAATCGTATGAAAATCTCGATAAATTCATCAAAACACTCAAGACAAACTGGAATTTGAAAAAAACAAGAGGCCCCAAGAAAAAAGCATCCGATCAGGCCGCAGCTGCATCGAATACTTCGTTTTTTAAATATCGTTATCCCTCTAGGAAGCGTAAATCTGCAAATATTACTAATATTGATAATACCGCCAGTAAAACCTATAGTAATTTGAGCACAAGCTTCGCTCCTACTGTTGAACAGGATTCAGCTGGTGTGGCTTCAGCTAGTACAGCTTCAGCTGGTACGGCTTCAGCTAGTGCAGCACCCGCTATTAAGTCTGTACGGGCCATTGCTGTTGTAGCTGAGCCTGCCACCGCATCTGCCGCTACACGAGTTGTTGCTGTCGCAGCTGAGCCTGCACCGGACAAGCGAGCGAAAAAACCCAGATTCAGAAAAACATTGTTGGTAAAGGAACGTCGCGATGATATCAAGGAAATTAAACGCCAGATTAAAATCGATGAGACAATTCAAAAGAAAAACAATGAAATATTGAAGAAGGGTATGGATGCTTGGACAGAGCGTTATCAAAAATTCAAACAGAAAATAATTAATCGGAAAATCGCAGTAGAAAAATTGAAAGCTGCTATTGTTGCTGCTAAAGCTGCTACCGTCTCTGCTAAAGCTGCTAGAGCTGCTGCTAAAGCTGCCGCTAAAGTTGCTGCTGATGCTAAAGCCAATGCAGTTGCTGCTATTGCGAAAGCCGCCGAAAAAACGAAAGAAGCCTACATGAAGCAACAAGAAGCTCTCATGAAACGGCGAGCTGAGCAACAAAAAAGAGTCCGCGAAAAGCAACAAGCGGCTCTTAGGAAAAAACAGATTGAACAGCAACAATTGCAAGAATTTTTGCAAGGCCTTCCCAATACTGGCCCTGAAATCGATACACTTTATGAAAAATTGCGTGAGGCGCACAAAAAACGCCAAGAATTGCGAAAAGAATCTTCAAAAGAAAAAATTGAGATTAAATTTATTTACGATTAATTTATTTTTATTCGCATTATTTTTAGGAAATTTTATTTATAATATAAGTATAAAGCAAAATGACTGATTTTAGAGTATTTTTAACACAAAAAATTGTACTTAAAGTATTAACAGAACTTGTTCCATTTGAAACTTCTGAATGTGAAACTAAAGAAGAATACGATGCTTGGATTAAAAAAGGTATTAAGAAATGGAGTTCAATGCCCAAAGATACCCTTCTTGGTAAATTATTCAATAAAGATCTAAAGGGTGAATATATTAATGCATACGAAATCAATAATGAAATGTCTAAATATATAGATAATGATGAAGGAACAAAAAATGTTTTAAAAATAGAAAGATTATTAAATGAGCCTGAAATACCCATTAGTAAGCCAATCGGCTGCGAACCTACTAAATTAATAAAATTCCTCGAGCCATTAGACGATGAAATTCTAGAAAATGAGAGTGAAAGCACATACAGTAGCGAAAGTACAGACCAAGAGTCGCTACCGACAGGTACAGATGATAACGAAAGTACAGATGATAGATCATCTTCAGATGAAGATTATAGTTTGAATTTCGAGACAGATTCAAGTAGTGAAGAAAATGGTAATGATTTATGGGATGATCTTGAATGTTCTGAAACAATTGATGATTTCATTGACAATATCACATTTTAAATAAAAAATGATAAATCTTTTGATAAATTACATATTTTTATTTTGACTAATAAAAATTGAGTATCACGTGCCTCTGCTTCATAAAAAAAATGAGTATCCGCAAGTTTATTTCAAATGTATTTAATACCGGTAATACCAAGAGTGAAGCCCTAATCGCTATGGTAGAAATCCTCAAAAAAGAATTTGGCGTTGTTTTTTTTAAGAAGAAACGAAAAGGTGGAAAAAAGAAGATAGAAAAAAATGTATTTACTGAAATCATCAATCATTATTTTGCCAAACCCAATATCGATGCATTATTCAATGAAAATATTCGTTTAAGAAATCTTTTGTTGGCTCTAGCATTCCATACAAATAATTATGAGAAAATTCAGAAAATACTGGATATTAACAAAAAATACTTAACTCATCCAATGCATTTGTGCGTCGCTAGCAATAATACAAATTACTTGAGATTGCTTTTGGAACACGGAAGCACTCAAAATGATATTTTCAAATGTTTGAAATCATGTTTCAAAAGGGACAAACATGAATGTTTCCAAGTACTTTTGGATTTCGGTATTGATCTCAAAGAATATGTCGATCCTGAAAATTATTTTACCCCCATACATATAATTGTGTCTGAACATGCTCGGAAATGTTTGAAACTTCTCATTGATCGCAAATGCGATATTGATATTGGTATTGAATCTGATAATTGTACAGCACTTGCTCTATGTGCTGAAATTGGAAAAACCGATTGCGCAGAATTACTATTGAATGCCAAAGCAGATATGAATATTGAATCAAGTAACGGGGAAGGACCTCTTAATATCGCTGCTGCTAATAAAAATTTTGATATTGTCGATGCATTGATTTATCACAAAGCCGATATTAACAGTCATTCATCAGGAGGACATACTCCGCTTAATTTTACTGTTTGTGCCCACAATCCCATAGTTATTAAGCAGTTGATTCGGCGAAAAGCTGATGTGAATATATGTGCTAATTGTGGTTGTCCACCCATCTATACAGCCGTTTCAAAATCTCTCTATGAAAATGCTAAGATTCTTATTGAAGCCAATGCTGATCTTACCATCAGAATGGAAAAAGGTTTTACTCCTCTTGGTGGAGCATTATTTAACGGTAATGATGAAATTGTTCGAATGCTGATTAATAATGGGGCTGAATTGAACCATGTTTATGTTAATGATGGTGTTAGTTCTAATGCATTCAAATATGCAATAGAGCATAATGCACTTGATATTATTAAAAATGTATTGGTTGAATATTATTCGGATAAAGAAATATATATTAATGCTATTAGATATGGTGACCAATCTTTCATTCGCTTTTTGATTGATAATGGATATGACATGACTCTTTTTCCATCAATTAAATATAAATGCCTCGATAGTTTCATGCTCCTCTTAGATGCGAAAGCTGATATTAACGAGCGAAATAACAGTGGTTCTACACCACTTTACAGAGCTGCCAAATGCGATAATAGCGATATGGTTCAACTTTTGATTGAAGCTGATGCTGACTTAAATGCACAGAGACATGATGGTGCAACACCTGTTTTTGCTGCGGCTTATCATAATAATGTTGGTTGTTTGAAATTATTAATTAATGCTAAAGCTCAACCCAATATTCCATATATGGTTAAATATCCGGCCATTCGATACGCTCGGAAAAAAGGTTATGAGGAATGCGTCGCACTACTCGAATCTTGAATATTACTCTAAATAATTATAATTATGACAAAATTTATTGATTAATATTATATATATTAACAATATTTATTAATTTTATAATATGTACAAATTTCATATATTGATGATACAAAAGGACTTAAAGAGATAATAACAATGCCAGCTAAAAAGAAAGAAGAAACCACCAGTAAAACATCAAAAACTACGACCACAAAATCTAAGAAGCCTAATCAGTTTGAAGTTGTTGTATCCACGGCAATTGATAAGCTCACGAAGATTCACGAGACATTTGCCAGTGCATCAACTACATCAACTGAAGCTATTCAGGGTTTAATTCAGAATTACTTGACTGATCTGACCAATCAAATCAATTTGAAGCGAGATGAATTGGCATATTTGGAGGAGGATTTTGCGAACAAGCTTCGCGCAGGGGAAATCGAAATTGATTTGAATATCAAGCAATATGGGCGTGATGCTGCTATTCGTATTTTGAAGGATAGTGGTGAGATACCTATTGGACGTGAAGCCTATGAGAATCTCAAAACTTCTTATAACAGTCTCTTGGAGACTAAAGACAGTGCAATTAAGGCTGCAGTGGAGGCCGAGAACAAGCGCAGCGAAAAACATGTTGCTATTCTCAAACAGACTCTGGAGCTTAAGAATCGTGCTGAAGTAGCAACAGTTGAAGCTAAGCTTGAAGCACAGATTCAGCAAATTCAACTTCTCAATGATACTATTACTCAAATGAAGGATGATTTGAACGAACAGCGTAAGCTGACCAAGGATGTTGCTAATGCGTCTAACAAGGGAGGTCAAATGTATTATCCTCCTCCTATGCAAAATAAGTAATGTTCTCAGATTAAATCTCTAATCTCGACTGGATAATCATTTATAGTTGATCCATGTTCGTGTTTCATATGGAGTCGAGCGTAAATCGGCCCTAAATATCTATCTTTTTTTATACTATCTGGTAGGAATTCATATACTATTGGATGAGTCATCATATTTATTATCCATGCTAAATTAGAAATTTTTAATTTAACATTGTCTGGAGCCATAAAAAAGGCGCATAAAATTGGTGCTTTATTGAGTATCGCATAATCCATTAATTGTAACTTGCCCGTTATATCGAGATGATGAATAAATCTATTGTAAAGATCATAATTTATATTTCCATCGCCAAAAATATATTGAGGAACATTTGTTTTACGTTTCAATATTTGACATCTAAACCAAAATTGGATCTTATGAACATACCAAACTAGCTGAATCCGCTTGATATAATGTCTAATATTTTCATAATACCATTTGAATAGCGCCTTTTGGCAAAAAGCCATTTTAATAATCATATCATAATGTCCTCCATATAATAGAGCTCTGATGATATTATGAGTAATTTCATCAGTTTCAACATCTTTTATGGTTAAAATCTTTTTAATCATTTCATCTTCTTTAATGATACTTTTAAGATGACCAAAACGCAAAAGTTTGTGGATTGACAGCATTTTTCTAGATTTGATCTAAATATAATGATTATGATTTAATTAATCAATTTTTATAAAAAATGATTATTAAAATATCAATGCATATATGTTAATATTATTTATAAAAAATGACGGTTACCAATATCTATGTGATCTACGGCTTTGCGACCGATAATCTAAATTTCATCTTAAAATACATGGATGAAGAATGGTTAAAAGAATATAATGAATTATTGGCGAAAAAAGACGAAATTCCTGAAGAGGAACTTCATCGTTTGACAGAAGATCCATTTATGAGTCCACATGAATTAATCGAAAATGTAAGTATTATGTGTTTGCCACATGATTCTCAAGATCAATACGATTGTAAATATGTTATTGGTGTATTTAATGATGTTGGAAAATGTGCTATTGCTGAATTGTCTAAATATATTTTGGAAACAGATGATGATCGAGAAGATTATGCAACATTAAAAAAGGAATTTGAAGATCAGACTTTTAGAGTATTTGCCACAGGAAATGATTGTGGATGTTGTAGTTAATAAAATTTCATCGAATAAATGGACGATTTGACATTATATTAGTTAATCGCTCAATCTCATTATTTACACCAATTATAAAACTATTTGAAACATTCATATCATATTCTGTTAAGAAATCTAACCAATCATTTATTGATATAGGTGGATTTCTATTAAGAACATTTGAACAGCATTTATGAGCACCTCCTCCACCAGTAGAAGGATGATCAAAAAAGAAGGTTTCGTTAAGTTTATCCAGTTCATGCATATTGGATAGCTTTGAAGAGCCCACTAATCCTTTTTGATTCATTATCATATTTGCACATAGTAAATCATCATCTTTACTCACTTCAACTATATTTTCGAAAATATGATCTAAAATACGGATTGTTTCCTTTTTATCTCCAATTCCATCTATTTCTACTACTACCGAACCATTTCTCTCATAATTATGCCAAAAATCCGCTTCACTTTCAAAATATTGGATTTTGTTGTTGGTATAAAAATTAATAATACAATCAAAATGATAAAAATATGTTTCCATTCCTTTTTTCGGATAAATACATATTTCCTTGAGCAAAGGTAGATTCATCTTTTCCATATATTTATTGATACCAGCGATAGCTTTAGTACAAGATCTTGATGAATCATAACCAAAGCATAACTGATATTTCTGTCCGTCTTCCTCAATAATGGCTGGAATATACTTAATGTTAGCTTCTCCTTCGAAATTAATGTAAGAATCAAGTACAATAGGATAATTTCCATATAATAAATTATATGCAACAATACAACATCGTTCAATTTCTCTTCCGGCTACTTGGTCAGGATAATTGGCAATAATTACTTTATCATCATCTACACTTAAATAATCATTTGCAATATAGATACTATCCCCGAAATTAGAATAAATACCATAAATTGCATATTCCATTATGGTCGTTTCCGCGATACTTCCACAACGATTAATAAGTTGATATAATTTAGATCTATTATTTGCGCTATTAATAAATACACCGTTATCGTCTAATATATCGGGATTGATATGTCCAATGAATTTATCGGGATTGATTTTACGAAGGCTTCTAATGGCCGTTTCCACAGGAGTATTATGAGAGGTTGGAATCGGCAATGTATTAAAATCATAAAATTGCGAAATCTGGTTAGAATAATAATTAATATGATTAGTTTGATAACTATTATCGTTTATTTGTTGCATTTCTTGAATTTTATTGCCCCAAACATAGTTATAATATATGTTTTTGATATCAGGAGGACAGTATGGTAGGCATATTTTTTTTGATAATTCAAATCCAGGATGATAAAAACGTTTCAACATAGTATAATAAAGATTATTATATCTTTCTTTAAGTTTTTATAATTACAAAAAAATTGAAAAATAAATTAATGAATATGTATTAATTTATTTATTATAAAAAAATGACCTGTACAATTGAACTAAATAATGAGCTTATCTCCGTAACTTGGGAGCAAAAACGGAAATATAAGAAAGTCTTGGGTGCTCTTCGAAAAGCCCAAGATATTCTTGTGGAACAATGGATGAATTTGGAATATAGACATTTAAATGACCCATGTAATTATGATATTAAAAAATGTACCTATAATCTTATTGTTAATTACAATGAAAACCTTTATATATCCATGAAATATACAGTTCATGCATCACAACGTACTGCTGCACATTTCCTTGAACGCGAACAATATGAATTAGCCATTAGAAATTTTTGGCAATCATATCTTGAACGCAAATTTAAGAATATTATTTATCGTTATGGTGTTGAATACTATGATAAAGATACAAATGGAGATTCAGTAGAAAATCATGATAATTATGAACAAAAACTCCTTAAAATTATTACGGATCTAATTGCTTATATTCGAAATAGTGATAATCCCACTAATATAGCTAATCTGGAAAGAGTAAAGGAAGAAGCCGCGGAAATTCTAAAGAAAGAAGGAAAAGAGCTTGGTAAATTTAAGCCACCTAAAAAGAAAATCAAAGCAACGCTATTGGATCTATATAAAGTTAAACTCTGTAAAAATTTCATGAAAGATGGAAGTTGTCATTATGGCGATAAATGCAATTTCGCGCATGGGCATCAAGAACTTAGGTTAATCGATGATCGAAATTATACATATAAGACACGATTGTGTAAATATTTCGAAAAAGATGGATATTGTTCATTTGGAGAAAAATGTATTTATGCACATGGTATTGAAGAACTTAAACATGCACATCAAAAATGTAATAGCGATTTTAGTAAAGTTGAAGATTTCATTAAAAAAATGAAGAATTTCGGAATGATTCACTAAAGAAGCTTAAAACATTATTTATAATAATTATTAATAGATAAAATAATGAATAAAAAAATGAATTTACCATGGGTTGATAAATATAGACCAAATTCTTTCGATGAAGTTGTTTCACAAAAAAATATTATAAAAACCATCGAAAACTTGATTGATAAAAACAATATTCCTCACTTATTATTCTACGGTCCTCCAGGAACTGGAAAAACTTCTACAATTAGAGTGTGTGCCAAAAAATTGTATGGAAAATATGTGAATTCGATGGTATTGGAGTTAAATGCTTCCAATGACAATGGTATTAATATTATTAGAGAGCAAATAAAAGATTTTGCAGGAACTAGAAATATGTTTATTAAAGGTATTAAGCTAATTATACTGGATGAAGCAGACAGTCTCTCTAATGATGTACAAAATGCCCTAAGACGCGTAATTGAACGTTATTCAGATAATACGCGGTTTTGTTTGGTATGCAACTATATTAATAAGATTATACCTGCAATTCAATCTAGATGTGCCAGATTCCGTTTTCCACCACTTACCATTCATGATATAGGTGTTCAATTAGACAAAATTTGCGGATTAGAAGGTTTGAAAATTGAACAAAATGCCGTTGAAGCTCTATTTCGGATTACTCGTGGCGATATGAGAAGTATTCTTAATATATTACAGATTTGTAAGCCTGTTATTGGGATTAATTCAACGATTAATGATGAATTAATATATAAATATACAACCAAGCCTAGTAACACACTAATTGACGATATATTAGAAATTATTCTGAAAAACTCACTTAGATATGCATTTATGAAAATTAAGGATTTAACAAATAAAATCAATCTAATTGATGTTATTTACTATTTAATTGAAAAAATAGTAATAATGGATATTAAGAATAAATGTTTTATTTTACAAGAATTGGCTGAAATAGAGAATAATATTGTTTATGGCAATGATATTCATATGGATATTCAATTAGCAGGTTTAATTAGTATTTTTCATTTGGATAAAGGTTTATAATACCATGCTCCATCTTCGCGCTTTTCGCAATATTTTTGATGATATTTGTCTAATGTAAGTGATTTATACTTTATTTTATTGAATTCATTAGTTTTTTCATTATATGGAATACTGGTTATTTTATCATTTATAATTAATAAATTACCATCGTATATCAATTTATCTTTATTTCTTCTTCTTTTGGCTACGCGTGGTTCCAATATAAGTCTAAATGCATGAATATCATATGATATATAACAATCACCATCTTTATAATAATAATATTTGTTATTTTTTACATATTCTTTTACCAAATCTTCTTCATCCTGTCTTTTTTTCTTAATTTCACGTTTAATTACGTTGTCTTGCCAAGTGGTAGATGAGGAAATCTCGGAAAATGATCTTTTCGGACCACCAATATTCATGCTAGACATGCTTCTTTCGAATTTAAGATCCTCGTATTTTTCAGTAAGAGATTTTTTATTATTACATAACTCCTTAATTTCTTTTTCAGATCTATGATTACCCGTGACAGTATATTTTATTTTTTTCTGATATTCTTCAGTTAGATACATATTTTTACATTCTTCATCAATCTTTTCTCGTTCTTTAATGAGATCTCCAAGCGATTTAGATGGAATTTGAATAGGCAATATATCTGATGGCTTGGAAATATCGTTTATTGGAGTGCCTTTGAATGGGTTTGTTCCTTTCATAATATAATTTATTATATTAAATTTTTTAAGTCATTAAAACTTAAAATGAGATGAAACTAATATATTATGGAAAAAGGTATCTTCTTAGGTATTGATACAATCACTAAAAACCTAGAAATCTTATTGGAAAATGGAATTATTTCTCCAGATGATCGAGTTGATGAGAATATGTTAATGATTAATCATTATATTTCAATTCAAGATATTAACCTTATCACGGTGGTTGAGTTTTTGGCCTATGTTTAAATATATTTAAACATAGATTTTTAATAAAATTATCCTTTATAAAGGATCTTCTACCACAACATAATTAACACCAAAAAAAAATGATAAAAATTTCCTTTAACACGATATTTTTTATAAAACTAAAAATCACGCGTTTCTTTGTTGAAAATGAACAAAGAACTAGCTGCTGTCCAACATGTGTTAGCACATGGAACAAACATTAATGATATTTATGTAAAAGCATCTTTTGTTGGCAATAAAATAAAACAGCAACCATATGTTAATACTAATCCGGATCACTTGGAAATTGAGAAAAAAACCATACTTCATTACGCTGTTGCAAAAAAAAATTATGATTTGGTGAAATTTTTGATTAAAAATGGAATTACAATTGATAGAACCAATTATCAATTACATACACCATTGCATTATGCAATTGATAATAATGACTATCCCACAACTAAATTATTGTTGGATAGTAAAGCCAATCCTAACAAAGTTGATCATTCACTTGTGACTGCTACTCGATTTTACTCATATCCCACTGTTCAAATATTGATGCATGCAAAATGCAATATTGATGAACCAGATTTCTCAGGAAACACATCGTTTCATTATGGACTGTTGGCTTCAATTACGAAAAAACAACATAATATGATGAAAATTTTGTTGCATTTTAAATGTAATATTAATACATTGAACAATACTAATATAAGTCCATTAAATATTGCTGTAAAGCTTAATGCAGTTAAGCATATCAACATTTTGCTATCTGCAAAGGTACAAATTGATGGATGGGCATTTAATTGTGCTGTGGAGAAAAGTTCTATGCAGACAATTAAAACTCTTATTGATGCTGGTGCAGAATTGAATCCAGAGGGAGATTATCCATTGAAATATGCCATTGCTCGGTCACAAATATGTACTAGATTATTGATTGAATCTAAAGCTGATGTGAATATCAATAATTCACTTTGTAAAGCACCATTGTATTATACTTTTAAAAGACCATCTACATATGCAACTAAATATCTTATTAGCAAAAAAGCTGATGTAAATTGCCTAGGATATACTGGACAGCCTGTACTTACATATGTTGTTGCAAATGGTATGTACCAATATCTTGATATTTTAATTGATGCAAAGGCTAACATTAATGCTAAAACAATCAAGGGGGGAAATACAGCATTACATTATGCTTACAATAACAATGACAAAAATGTAATCAAAACACTTTTGAAAGCTAAAGCTGATCCAAACATTAAAAATAATAGTGGTCAATTACCATCGGTTTGTCAGAAACAAGATGAACCAGTCGTAAAAAAAAAGAGGCTAAAGAAGTAATTGCATTATGTATATATTATAAAATGGAATATTTAAATATTTATAACGGTAAAGAAGATGGACTAAGGAAGTATGATTCTTGTTTTGATTATGGTTTTGAACTGGATGATTTTCAAAAAGAGGCATGTTATAGGATTTCCATAGGAGAAAATGTCTTTATAACGGCTCATACAGGTTGTGGGAAGACAGTTGTTGCCATATATGGAATTGCAAATGCCCTGAAAATGGGTAAAAAAGTGATATATACCTCTCCAACTAAGTCCCTATCCAATCAAAAATACAAGGAATTCACTGAAAAATTTTCTTCTACAGTAGGAATTTTAACCGGAGATATAAAAGTTAATCCAGAAGCAGATATAATCATTATGACAACCGAAATTTTACTGAATATGTTATACCGATCCGAAGGATCAGACAATAAAATGAGCGATAACTTAGATATATCTGAAGTGGGTTGTGTGATTTTTGATGAAGTTCATTATATAAATGATCCTCACAGAGGTAAAGTATGGGAAGAATCATTGGTTCTACTCCCTAAAACAGTGAATATTGTATGTCTTTCCGCTACAATTGACCGACCTGAAATGGTGGCAGCATGGATCGGACGAATTAAAGAGGTTAAAATTAACTTAATTACCACTTTAAGGAGAGTTGTTCCTCTAAAACACTATTTTTTTATAGATAATGAGATGAAATTATTCATTGACGAAGGTGGTAATATGGTTAATTATAATGAAATCCAAGGAATTTATCGGAAAAACGGATTCAAAACGATAATTGGTGAAACTGTTCGGTATTTAATGAAGAATAGGTTAGTTCCTGCGATATTCTTCAAGTTCAGTAGGAAACAATGTGAGTATTGTGCTGGAAATATTGTGGGTTCTCTTGTAACACATGAGGAAAGAAAGGAAATAGAGAGTGTATTTAAAGGAAGAATGACTCAATATAAGGATTTATATGGTGGATTAGAGGATTATATACGGATTTATGGGTTATTACAAAATGGTATCGCTTATCATCATTCGGGATTAATTCCTATTTTCAAGGAGATCATAGAGATTTTATATGGGAGGGGGTTGATAAAAGTTCTATTTGCGACAGAAACATTTGCAGTTGGGGTGAATATGCCAGCTAAGACTGTGGTTTTCACGGATCTAACGAAATATTCCGATGGAGGGGTTCGATATCTACGTACAGACGAGTATCTTCAGATGGCCGGAAGGGCCGGAAGAAGGGGATTAGACAAGAGTGGAACTGTAATTGTGTTATCCACAGTAGATTTTCCTAAATATTCGGAATTGCGGAGTATATGCACCGGCAAAAGTCCAACAATTACATCTAAATTTGTGATTGGATATCAATTTATTATGAAATCATTGCTTAATCAAACACTTGATATGAGTAATTTACTGGAAAATACATTACAAAGTTCTGAAAATGCGAAAGAAATAGGGGTTTTACAAAAGAAAATTACAGAATTGAAAGAAAAATACGATGAATCCGGAAATTCTGAGAAATATAATGAGTTAGATGAGGGGATTAGACGGGATTTAGAGAAATATTTGAGTTTTAATGAGAAAAAAACGAATAGTTTCATTAAAATTTCGAAAAAAGAGATAAAAAAACGGAATGCATTCAAAAGAAAAGTGGAAAATCACGTGGATTTCCGGATTAGCCGAGATATTGTCGCAAAAAAGGTCTATATGGAACAGGAATTAGGGGATCTGGAGAAACAAGTAGGGGGATTCAAATCTTCTAGAGACTTGACGATAGGAAGTGTTTTGGAAATTCTTCGAGAGGGGAAATTCATAGGAAAAGATGGGGATTTAACGGAAAAAGGCCATATTGCATGCGAATTGAATAATTGTCATCCCCTGCTAATGGCGGATTTACTAGAGGAAAGGTTCTTTGACAAGTGTAAAATGGAGGAAATTGTTGCTATTTTGGCTGTTTTCATTGATGAAAAAGTGGAATTTCCAGATGTTTCATTTAAAAACTTGGAAATGAGTGAAATGATTCTGGATCAGATCGATTATTTATGGAGTGGAATTGATTATTATAAAAAAATGGAAGTTGAAAGAGGAATTAGAACGGATTGTGAATACAAAATTAGTTTAAATATGGTTGGTCCAGCATATAAATGGGCTCTTGGAGAAGATATTAACTCAGTATTAACGGAATTTCCTATGTATTCAGGAAATTTTGCAAGAGCTATTCTGAGAATTAATAGTTTATGTGATGATTTGGTCAATATTGCTCAAATAACCAATAATATCGTATTACAAAAGCAATTAGAAGGTGTTACGGAAAAATTGATAAGAGACGCTGTTACGGTTAATTCATTATATTTGGATAAGTAATAAAAAATGATTTATAATTATGATAATCAATGATTTTTATGAAATTAGTAAAAATGAAGTTTCAAATAGGTAATTTCATTGAAAAATTGAATAAAACCAGTGATTTATATAATAAAAAATTTACAACCGAATTTGAAGATGGATATTACAAAACAAAAGGATTTAAAAATGTTATTTGTTCGGTATTAACATCAGATAATATCTTAATAACAGCTTCATTGTACAAGCCAAATGATTACCACTCACAAAAAATTCTTGGAATATTATACACAAGTATAAATGTTGATAGTTGTTTAATTCAAATATGGCAATTAATTCCGAAAATTAAGCAAATTGATTATATTGTTAATGAAAAACATGAGCACATTACCTCTATGGAACTCTCGAAAGATGAAAAAATTTTAATTACATGTCATAAAAACATGATTATCGTATATTCTTTGGAAAAATATGATAAAATTAGTTTAGGTAAATTTAATTTTATGGAATCTAAATACACAATGTGTCGATTTTGGAATAATGAACATATAATTGTATATTGGTGGAATGGAGAAAAAGGTCATATTGAACTGAACAGCTTTGAAAGAGGTCAATTAGTAGAAAAATATGCAACTAGAGAAGTGGTCAAGGATGATTGTGTGATTGATTCTCGGAAAATCAAAGAAATTTCAGGTGATCTAGAGAAATTTGAGGAAATGGCTATTTCTGGAAATAATATTATATTAAAAACTTGCAATGATTTCATTAAAATCATTGGAATTAATGATGGAGAAACGAAATTTAGTAGAAAACATGATAGAGAACCCATTTATATTCAACATTATAGTGAAAAATTCGATTTTAAATTATACAGGTTCCCCTATGGAGAACAATATAAATCAAAAATAATAGTTAACAATAATTATATATTATATAATTTTGCAGAAGATCCTGATGATTTTCATATATTGAAACGTGGAAATCTTGAAAATATTGGATTTACGTCACGTGATCCTGATAATGTTATATGTGATCGATACAAAGATATTAATTTGAATGGACCTTTTGGAGATATACTGGATTTAATTGGTCAATATTTATTTGTAGATGTGGTTGTTGATGATGATGGTGTAATATATATTAAATAATTTAACACAAATTTATAAATAAAAACTGATACTTAAACTTTCCTGAAAAAAAATAATTATAAATTAACAAACACCCGTGCAACGCCCAGCAACGTTTGTGCAACGCCTGTGCAACGCCCAGCAACGTTTGTGCAACGCCTGTGCAACACCCAGCAACCATGGCCCTTGGTCATTTTCTGCTCGCAGCACTGGTGCTGACCCTTGTCGCTGGTGTGTACGCGTGCCACCTCACAGTGGACCCGCTCACTGTGATTCTCACGGAGGTCTTCGGAGACCCTTCGTACGCACCTAAATTTCTGCAGAATCCCAGGAACTGGATTCCGTACCAGAACACGAGTGTTCCAAGGATCGTGCTGTGGCTTTACCCACAGATAAATACTGACCCCGCCACGATGCTCCTTTCATCACGCATTGAGGCGCTGTATGCGTGGAAGGGATGTATTGACGACGAAGTTGTTGCCATGCTTATGAAGCACATTCGTGAGACACAGAATCGCAAGAGGTGCACTTTCCAGGTCATTGGGCCTGACAGCATCAACGTCGAGCATGATTGGGCCTCAGAAGCAACCGAAGGTCTTTCGCCCGAGGAGCTCATCATGGCCATCTGCGCCTACAAACTGGCACTTGTCCCACCTGCCGACCGTGTTTTTGCAATCGTTCCCAAGATCCTTGCGGATTTGAGCGAGGGCTGGACCATGCCGGAAGGATATGGCTACGCCTCCCCTAATTCGGGCAAGACGACTGCGTTTGAAAGAGCCATTGCGTTCTTTCCAAGTGTCGGAGACAAGGACATTTCCCTCGCCACCGTCATGGATACCGTCAGGGTACTCGAACGATTCGCCAGCACGCTTGCTGGTGGTATTATTTGCCCTGAAGATGAGGCTCGTCTCTTTACCAGGACTGGTTGGCTTAATCACGTTGCCGCAAAGCGCGATGATCAAAAGAAACAGTTGATCGCTAAAGGCCTTTTTGGGAAAGATCTTGGCGAGGCCATTGGTAACTTTGTGAAAACGCTGAAAAAACCCACACTCAACCCCAGTGAAGATGCGTTGGTCACGAACTCTGAAGCACTCAGCCTTCCTGCTTCCATCTTGGCTTTTTGCCATGCACAGCGGAAGAAGGACGAAGAGAGCGAGAAGCGCGGCGACGATGCTGAGAACGAGATGCAGAGAATGCTGAAGACTACGTATCACGGGATGGAGTTCAACAAAAGGGATCGCAAGGGGCGTGAGTTTGATGCTGTTTCACCGGATGGTTACACTGTTGAGTGCAAAGCCACTGAGAGTGGTGCTCGACATGCCTTTGCCAAGCAACAAGCTGCTCTAGTAAGCGATGAAAACTTATGCGTTGCTATCTTCGTTCCCGAAATTGGCTTCCGTCGTGTAACTCGTGGCAAGGATGGCATCGCTCGTCTTGGCCCGAAGATAGACGTTTCCGAGATTTTTTAAGGTTTTTGAAAAACCTTTTATAAATCCTGATTGTCCGACATATTATGAAAAATATCATTCGGAAGCAGATGAAAATTATTTGGAACTAAGTGAATTTTTACAAACAGTCAGAAATGCATATGTAGTTGAATTTATCATGAAGGTTTACTCATGAAAGTTTTTATCCAAGGTTTTTTTTAAAAAGCTTATTTTTATCCAAGGTTTTTTCTAAAAGCTTGTAAAAAGCTCTCAATGTATGTACCTTCTACAATGTCTCCAGTAGATGTGTTTTTTATTCAAGGTTTTTAGGTCAGACTTTGTCGGGCCGAGTAAAAAGCTTTCAATGTCTGTACCTTCTACAATGTCTCCAGTAGATGTGTTTTTTATCCAAGGTTTTTAGGCCCAACTTTGTTGGGCCGAGTAAAAAGCTTGAAAAGTACTTAAAGCAATATTTATAATAAAATGTATATATCATATTAACATGAAAACTATTCCCCCTGAAGAAATTAACCTTGAATTTAACTTAGATAAAGATTTGTTTAAACCTACCCCTACTCGCCTGAAATTTTTACAAGAACAAGTGGATAGATTGAAGAATATACCTCAACCTGAACAACGTTCCCAGGCTTGGTATGATTTCCGTGACGAACGCATTACTGCTAGTGATTTTGCGACTGCTCTTGGAGAGCATCCTCACGGGGATCAATTGAAATTGCTTTTACGCAAAGTAACTCGTGATCGTACTTTTTTTACCAATAACGCTATTTTGTGGGGTGTAAAGTATGAAGATGCTGCTATTCAGATATATGAACATAGAAATAAAGTAAATGTAGTGGAATATGGTTGTATTAGTCACCCTGTTTATACATGGTTGGGTGCATCTCCTGACGGAATCACTGATGATGGTGTTATGTTGGAAATCAAATGTCCCTCCTCTCGACAAATCACTGGACATATCCCATCATATTATTGGTGTCAGGTCCAAGGACAGTTGGAAGTATGTGAATTAGACAGATGTGATTTCTTGGAATGTCGAATCAAGGAATATGAATCCCGCGAGGAATATGAAGCGGATAATTATGAAGGTAATCATTTTTATAATCAATATGGATTTGAAAAAGGAATAGTAGTGGAATATTTCAAAAGAGACACTAAAAGCCTCAAATTTGATTATTTACCACTGGGTTTAATGGGAAAAGAGCTTGATGAAGCTATTGAAAAGTCTAAAGAGAAATTTCTGAATGATAATATTATATTTTCCGGAGTGGATTATTGGTATCTAGAGGAAGTGTCTTGTATTCCTATTTATCGTAATCAAGAATGGTTTCATTCTAAAATCCCTACTTTTCGTAGTTTTTGGGATAAAGTAGTAAAATATCGTGAATTAGGAGGAGAAGCATGCACTAAATATGTAAAAGAGCAGAAAGAATTAAAGAAATTAATGAGGAAACAGAAACGAGAAGAAGCTAAAAATGCAAAAGGAAAGAGCCCTAAGAAAAGCATACAAATGCAATATGATAGTTTGCTTATGACGGAGTTTGTTGATGCTGCATCGGTAACAATAAAGAAAGACGAAATCTTTATTGGATTTGAAAAAAAGAAACAACCTAGAAAATCACAGAAAAAAGTTGATGAAGATCCATATGATGAAGATAATAAACCAAGACCTAAATTGAAATTTACCAATCATACAAAATCTATTAATGCGGACGAATCCGCCCCAAGAAGAACAGGGCCTAAATTGCGATTTTTGAGTCATCGTAAAGCTGACATTCAAACCTCTACAAAGCCTCAGTTTTCGAGCCATCATAAAGCTGACATTCAAACCTCTGCAAAGCCTCAGTTTTCGAGTCATAAACAAGCCTCAGAAAAACCACGATTTTCCTCAAATAAGCCTAAATTACGTTTTTCGAGTCATAAAAAAGCTGATGAAAAACCCGTTACTAGATCTACAAAAAATGTATCATATAGCGATGATGATTCTCCTAAACTTGCTCGACCCAAATTGCGTTTCTCAAGTCATTCAAAATCTATTAATTCATATGAACCTACTCCAAGGAGAAGTACAGACCAAAGGTCGCTACCGACAGGTACTAGACCAAAATTACGATTTTCCAAAAGTTAAATGAAAAAAATGAACAACGTTCCTCGTGCACTTTTTTTACTTTGTAAAAAACTGAACAGCGTTCCTCGTGCACTTTTTTACTTTGTAAAAAAACTGAACAACGTTCCTCGTGCACTTTTTTTACTTTGTAAAAAACTGAACAGCGTTCCTCGTGCACTTTTTTACTTTGTAAAAAAAATGAACAACGTTCCTCGTGCACTTTTTTTACTTTGTAAAAAACTGAACAGCGTTCCTCGTGCACTTTTTTTACTTTGTAAAAAAACTGAACAAATTATCTTTAAAACACAATTATTAATAATTATATAAAAAACATATTTATTAATACTTAACGATGAATTTCACTTGTCCCGTTTGCTGTTGTACCAAAACCACTCAATGTGCCGGATCAGATTGTCGTCACATGGTGTGTCGTGAATGCCATTGGGGATGTGAATGTGGTTCAAATCAGACGCCATTTCTGCGGTATCGGCGTCTCTGGCTGGTACCAATGCTTCGCAAGTTTGCCAAGAATACAGCTGATCGCTATCGCGCGAAATTGCAACACACATCATTGCACAATGATGAAACGCTTGAATAGGCAAGCAAAGTCGCTCTTTTCACGACCATTTATAATATTTATCTTTTACTTTATCTAGGCTGACTCATACTAGAACTAATTGCACCACTAGCATTAGTAAGATCGAAGAGATTTGCATACTGACCACATCTTCTCGGCAACTGTGTAACAGTGGGGTTTTCATTTCCAGGCCTGACAGGAACACATGTAGCTGCCCATGTTTCACCATAACGTTTCTTATCTTCCGCTGTAACATCATTATTCCGCTGATAAATACCGAATCTATTCCAGAAATCATTCTTAGGTATTGCTGGCCAATTCTTACATCCGGGGTCTTGTTCAAGAGTCGGCCATCGATTTCTAATTTTAGCATGTTCTACATACGGATTATGATCTCCATGTACCATACTATATTGATATGTACCGTCCGCAATGCCTCCGCAGGGTTCCGCCCCCGCGCGACGGTGATTATTGAGAAGCCAATTAGCATTCTCTATTCCAATGGAATTAATATAAACGTATTTAATTTCGGGTAATTGCGGCACATTAATACTGGCCGTACTGAGAATGTCATTACCAGTCGGTATAACGTCCATTGCCGTAGGGATAAGCTGTTCCTTACTTGGAATACCAATAGGATAATATTTGAATACTTGGCGAGAATCAAGAGTATCTTCGTATCTAGTATAGTTAGTATTATCAATGAACTTAATGACGTTAATATAAAACTTGAATTGAGTATATTGAGTCTTTTCTGTAACGAATAGATCATATTTATAATTCTTATTGCCGTTTTCGTCAGTTATAATGACTGTATCTCCTGTATTAACATATTGGAATGTGAATATATCATTGTTGAGTTTATCTAGGATGATGCGGGATATTTGACGAAGTTCATCTTGAAGGAATTTATCAGTGGTAGCATAGATATATTTTTCCTGAGTTGGATTATCCTCTAATTGAATAGGATTGTTATTAAATTGAGCAAGATGATCCTTGAGATTACGCAATATGAAAATATCAGAATTTTCTTTACTCAGATTTATGCCAAAAGCTCGCTCATTTTCGGCTGAAAACAATTTTCGAACTCTAACGAACAGTTTTTCGACTTTATCGGTATTATTAATAAAAAGAACTGCTAAAATAACTATTATTAAAAATACTATGGATTTCATGTATTTCATTATTATACATAAAAGATAGATATTTATTTGATATTTTTTCAAAAAAAGATCCCAAAAAACATTCCCCAAAAATATATTTATAACTAAAAAACCATGGTCATCGCTGGGTAATCCACCATATGCTTCTCGAGCGCAAATTTCAAATAAATGACAGTTTTTTACAAATTCAGTTAAATGTTGGTATTTTACGAGTCTTTTTCTTTTTAATATTATAATTCAAGATATAAATGCCATTTTCCTTAAGCAAAATAGGAAGTGATATAATTTCATTATTAATAGGATCGTAATTAATATATTTTTTAAAATTAATTTTATTTTTCTCAATTAGTTCTAAACATTTTGTTAAATGTTCTTCGGGTAAATCTTCATGGTTTGCCTTTACAAACTCTTCAAACATTTTCTTGCGATCCTTCAATTCGATTTTTTTCCATGGTACAATATTTTCATCCTTTACAATATTGAATATATCATCGGAAATAATATCGCATTTAGAGTCAAAATCTTCTGAAAATTGATTAACATCCATTCCTTTCATTTGTTTTTGATAGATCTTATTCCTAGCAACAGCTGCAAGTTTGCTTTTGGCTATATTCGCGGCTATAACTGTTGATTTATTACTTTTTTCCTTTTTCTTGATTTCTGGAACTATTTCTTTATATCCAACTATGCTAAATTCATTATTCCTAATTTTATTTAAATTACAAATAATTTCTTCTAAAAATTTATTGGGATTTTCGGATATCATTGTATACTAATATACATTATGACTCATGTTTTTAAATTATTATTTTTTCAATTTTATATAATTTTTCCTAATATTTTTATATAGTTTAATCAGCTTAAATCGATATTTTACATTTCCATCAACAATTATGTCCAATTTTCTGTCCATTTTGGATATATTGTTTTTATGTTTTAATATATATTTATATATATTTGTTTTATTATTAAGTTTGTCTGTCATATTGAAAAAATCCCAATAATAATTCCATGTCAAACCATATTTATTAAATTCATCTGCTTGTATAAACTTTTTCATATATATATATTGAATTGTACAATTACTTAGTTTTTCTGTATCTATAAATTTGATTTTATCGGTATTATCCATTAAATACGCCGTAACTTCATCATTATATATTTTTCCGGCAAAGGCACATAAATAAGTCGCATTTACAAGCGTATATCTTAAATAATGTTTCATTGAATATTCTTTTAAGGGAGATACAATTTGGTAATAACACATTAATTTAATCGAATTAGGAAGAATATCATCTAAATTGAGACGTTCCATTTGTGATTTAAGGCTATCCATCTTGTTTATTTATTAAATAAATAAGTAATTTTTAAATATATATAAAATCAGTTTCTATTTTTCATTCAAAATTTTTAATGTGTTTTTTTATAATTATATTGGTTGTAATGATATGATCATATAATTTTTTTAATTTTATTGATTTATTCAATAATGTTTTATTTTTATTTAATATGATAGCAAATATTAAATGCCATATCATATTATCATTACTATTTACATTCATATTCCATGGTTTATTTTTTCCAAATTCATCAATAAAAAAAACTTTTGTGAATTCATTATAATCAATCCAACGACCAAGATATCTAATATCAAGCATATGTGTTTTATATTTATAATAATTATTTAATAATACTGTGTCACCATATAAATCTTGTTTATTTTTTATTTGATTATATAATAAATTTATTAATTCATCATATGTATCATTGCTTGGTTCTAATACACAAATTGTGCTTTCAAACAAGTGTGCAAAATATTTATTTGATAATTTATGTTTTTTTTTTAACATTAATTTTATATTTAATATATAATCTATATCATCTTTTGTTATTTTTTGTCCATTTTTGAATTTTGAACATATATATTTTTTATAAAATCTAAAATTTTTATGTTTTGATTCTCCCCATAACCTGAAATATGCAAGTAATGGCATTGATGGTGTTGGATACGAAAACAATTTTTTTATATTTTTGAGAGGTATCATGTCAGCATCATATAAAACTATTTTTTTATATTTTAATTTGAAACAATTTAATTTAGTAAATGTTTTTGCATATATTTTTTTTACATCGATATTTGATATTTTAATATATTTATAATCTACTTCAATATAATCTACGATTTTTACAATATATATATGTTTTATCGTATTGATTGTTTCTTGTTTAATATCTTTTGTTACCATACATATTCTATCTATATTTGGTTCTAAATATTTCAACATTAAACCAGATAATATTATTCCTGGTAAATAGTTATCATTAATCATTAATAATGTTACAAATGCTACATTATTTATATCTATTTTTTTTTGATTTAATAATATTTTATCATCGTTACAATGTATCATTATAAATATATATTATATTTAATTATTCAGAGTCAATATCTTGATTTGGAATGCCTTTTGCAACTTCTTCTCTACAAATAGGACATTTATTACTTGATGTAGATAACCATTCCTTAATACAATTTGGATGATATATATGAGTGCATTTTAGTTTAATTACGTCGTCTTCATCGTTGAATGATTGAAGACAAACAGAACATCTTGCCTCATCCGATGACTTACAATCTTTATATTTCTTGACTTCAAGAGCCTCTAGTTCATCTTTACTCAATATCATTTTAACATCGGTCATTTGTTGAGCAGGAATACCTAAACGTGAATTGAGTAAATTAAAAAAATTATTATATATTTCGTTTATGGAAGACTGAGTAGAAGATTGCGTATAAAACTGTTGTGCTGAAACGTTAGCGACTACCGAAGGGGGGCCCTGTGTAGGAAACCATCGTGCGGGAACGGAACCCTGCGTTGATAGTGGAATATCAAATGTAAATTCATATGTGAGTGTTGGATTTACATGGGTATTCCCTGATATATCTGGAACGGTACCAACAGTGTTACCTGATGTATCAGATGCCGTTGAAAAGCCTCCACCCATAAAAGGATTCATTAAATTACTGAATAATCCTTGTTGCCCAACAGGAAATGTACTTCCAGTTGTGTATCCTCCAAAATTAGGAATACTTTGTTGATTTCCTGAAATATCATGTGATGGATTCCCCGATACATCCACTGAAGGATTATTCAATGGCACATTAAAAATATTAAGTAAATTATTGGCAAATGTCATACTAGCATTAGACTGTCGCGCAGGCACGGAAGTGGAATGACCACCGGATGGGGTATCAGGAGCGTTAGCGACTACCGAAGGGGAACCATATATATTGTTCAATAAATTATTATATCTTATTTGACTATCATAACGATTTTGAAGACTACGTGCCATCATTTGATCATTGATAACTGCCAAAAAATCATTATATTTATTAATAAACTTATTATCTTTAATGACATTACCATTTTCATCACGTTTTCTATCATGCAATATAAATTGAATATTATGTTTCTTTTCAATCGATTCTTTTTTCATGCATTCTTCAAATGAAGTATTAAATGTATCTATTTCATTCATAAAATCTATTTTTCTGACAACCAATTTTTCTTCATTGGTCTCGCTGATAGTACATTCAATTGTTTCTAACGAATAAATGTATAAATTATATTTTTCCATAAGAAGTTCAAAGATTGATCCGATGGTTGCATGTGTATTTATAATGAATGTCTTGCTATTATCATTATATAAAGCGCTAATTTGGTATTTTTCCATTATTATATAATGATATATATTTTTTTAAGCTGTTTCATATAGTCCAACAAAATGTACAAACATCATCACTTGAACTATTTACATTGTTATATGATTTATTAATCATAAAATATGGTCTCTCAACTCGATCACCTCTTAAATTCTCAGGATTAGGACAAAAATATTGTGCTCCTCCACTACAATGATCATATTCTTCTGTCATGTCGTCAAAACATATATCACATGTTGGATTAACATCATTTGGTGTTAAACACAATCCCTTCTCTTTACATTTATTACATGTATTAAACATTTGTTGTCCTTTTTTTAATTTTAAACAATCTTTCTCTGAACAATATTTATAACATTCATCAAGAGATGTATATAATTTTTGACTTGGGTCAAGTTTATATATGGTTGGTTGAAAATGTTCTTTTATAAATTTATTATATATAAATTGAATTATCAGTATCACGACAATTGTTATAGTGATTATCATTACATTATTAAGAGATTATATTTTTTGAAAGAAATTTTTGTAAATATCTTCCCATTCTTTAACAGGTTTTCCTAGGATTTTATAAAGAGTTTCATTATATTCTTGATAATACATATATAGCTTGGTAAATTCCGATTTAGAAATAGGAATTGCATAATTCTTCTTATGAACATCATTTTTATAATTCATGTTTTGTAAAGTTTTAAAGAGAGGTGCTCCTATAAATTTACATATTTTATTGATAGTTGGAAGAGGTGTTGTTCGGAATTGCTCACTAATAATAATTAGAACATTTTTCTTAGGAAACAAATCATAGATATTAGCTAATTGAACAGCATATATACCTCTTTTTATAAGATTAAATCTATCCGATTCACTGAAATTAAGATTAGTTTCCTTCATGTATTTTGCAACCATTGCCTTAAATGTCATATTTTTAAATTTATGATTGGTCTTAGACTGATACATATTCCATTGTGAATATGCACGACTGATTGGTTCTCTAAGAACTACAATTAATTTTATGTTGGGATTATATTGCTTAATACGTTCTAAAGCCTTCTTATTATACATATATTCTGGAGTCTTTTCACCAATTACATTTGGTTTTTTACTAATATTTTTACTATTTTTCATCCATTTAATATGATTTTTAAGACCCATATTGAGTTTTTTTTCATATTCTTTTACACCTTTTTTATAAGATTCATTATTACTGAAAAATGCCGGTTCCATATCCACATATATTGCTGAGTTTCTACTCAAATGCCGCATAAGAGAAGTCGTTCCGCCTTTTTGAGTTCCAATAATGAGAAAAGTTGGTTTTACCATTATTATAAAATTAGAAAAAACTTCATTGACCACATATTGTAACTTTTTTACCATTATTATGCTTTATATCCATTTCAAAATCTTTCTTGAGAATATTCCTTATTTTCTTATCAGTCAATAACTTTGATATAATGGGGTTATTATTTATCTGTTGAAAACGAGTCATATATGATTTAGTGTTTTGAATCTTATTTGAACCAGTATCAAAACTACTACCATCTGACGCATGACTAACTGCAACTATTGGATTTTTTAATCCGAGGAGAGTATCTAATTTTTTTCTGTAATCATTATTATTGCATATAAATTTATTATAATTAAATGTAATTACATCTTTATCTTTTGTATGTTTATATAAATCATACCAATAATCAATAGTTGTATTATTTACTATTTTATTATGATTGTTTTTTTGAATTCTTGATGCAAAATTATTTAAAATATCTCTTATTACAATTATTTTTGTGATATTATTATTATTAATTTTATTAACAAATTTAAGCATTGTTTCATATTTTTTATCTTCTAGCGATATTATTATTGTTGCCGCATTATCAGTTTTTAAATCATAAAGACTTTTTATTTTTGAATTTATATTTTTATTAAATAAATAACTATCTGAATATTTATATTTGAATTGTTCATTATCCAACATCCATGATTTCAAATTGTTCAGAAAATATACATTTTCGGATAATCCAGAAATTAAATATCCTAAAAATAAATGATTTCCACTTCTTCGCATTCCATTTACTAAATATATTCTTTTAGCCCTTTTTAATGAACCAAATGATACTGTTACCAAATCTATTATATCAACTGTATATTTGGTTATATTTGTTTTACCCTCCGTTAAATTAATTATATTACTGTTATAATTTGCTAAATCCTTTAAAAATTTATTTAAATCATTTAAATTTAAAATTTCGTCCAACCATTCCATTTTAACTGAACTCGTTTGTAAATGTAAATGATGTTGATATTCTTCTGGGTTAATTTTTTCCAATTTAGATACAAATTCATCAAATGATGTAGATGAAGGTATTTTATTAGTTTTATTTTTCTTGATGAAATTATCTGGTTTTTGTTGAACGATTTTGTCTTTATAGAACGAATATAATCGTTTAATTGGATCACGATATAATAATATTTTTTTATATTTTTTATATTTTTTTAAATTTTCAGAAGTCATTGTAACATAATATTTATTATTATTAAGTTGTCCAATTAATTTGTGAATATTTTTATTGAGTGGTGCTTTTTTATTTTCTTCTGTTTCATATATAAATTTTTTTAATGAACTGCATCCAGCTTTGGCATTCCAAAAAAATATTATTTTATATTTATCCGATTTTAATGTATAATATCGATTTTCAACTATTGGTTTTTTATTTGATTTTTTAAAATTTTTAAAAAAATCATAATCTTGTTTATATATTTTTTTAATTTTATTTTTCGTTACATTTTTTATACTAGTATCAAGTAATGTACCATAATCAACAACATTTTTAGTTACATATGATAGATTACTCAATCCATCTTTCTTCCATTTAATGAGATCAGTCATAATATTCTCCATTTTATGAAGATTTGTTGAAGATGGGGATGAGTTATTATGTTCCCATTCTTCGAGAGTCCCATTTTCTGGTTTGAGAATATGTCCATATGTGGTCGTAATACGATTATAAAGTGCATCATCTTCACCACCCCATCCCCAGAAATTATTAGGATAACCATTAGTTTTAATGGATTGTTCGGGTGTCATTGCAAAAATTCCCCCGATGAACTCCCAATATTTATATTTGGTTTTCCAAATGTTTCCAATATGATTAGGATATTTGGGAATGCAAGAATAAAGTGGAAGGGTATCTTTATTGGGATAAAGATCTACATCATGAGAAATAATAACATCATAACCGTCTATAATGGCTTTTTGAATACCAATATTAAGAAGTTTTCCACGATTAAATTTTTGTCCATCATCCGATTGTTCAATAATATAAATTTTATAAGTGAAATCTGTGAGGAGTTTCTGAAAATGAGGTATAAAACGTTTAAGTTGAGGTGTGCGTTCTTGTTTAGTATTGTCTTTGAACGGAACTATAATAGCAATTTTGGTTTTAGGAAAGACTTTAGTTGCTTTGTAGAAAATACGCTCACTGAGTTTCCGGTTTTTACGATAGTAATCATACATACTTTTGACTTTTGATGGAGTAAAATTGTTTTTCAAAAGAAAATCGAATTTAGAAAGTTGAAGAGCACCACCTTTCATTGTTTTATTACGAGATAAATACTTATGATTGGCTAAAATTCCATAATAAAGATAAAGATATAAATGTTTATTTTTGAGTTGATTAATACGAGTATATCCGTTTTTAGCAATAGTATTATATTGTTTAGTAGTAAGTTTTTTGAGATCTTTAAGGATCTTCTTTTGGACTTTTTCGAGAATAACCTTATTTTTTTCTGAACGAGCACTATAATTAGTGTATTTAGTTTCGTTGAGTTGCGTTTCGTATTTGAAATAGTCTATATTAGGTCTCATGATGAGATCCGCAAAGGCAATAAATTCCTTTTCTTCTGGATACTGAATAATAGTATTATTAATCTTGACTACAAGACGATTACATAGAAATAAACGAGGAAAACGATTTGACCATTCGTACTGTCCAGGAAGATCAAGGAGATATTTATATTTACTGAATTCATACATTGGTATATATTTCATATTGTTTTCCTCAAGTAGATCGATTTTCATGAGTTTGGAATCTTGAATATCATAGAGAATCCTACGAAGATTAGTTCTATATTTAGTTGTATCTTTTCCTCGAAAATAAAGACGCTTGTCAGTAGGTTTTTCCATAATATTTTCCGCAAAAACCTTTTTAGACTTATCCCAATTGTCGCCTTGGCCAAATCGTTTTTCAAAACTAAATTCCATAAAAGTATTATCCGGAATAAGTGGATAGTGTTTATTGGCAGGAGTGGAAAAACTGAACATAGGATAATGAATATTGGCAAATTCAAGTTCAAATGGATGTCTATCTGCAAAAAATACTACACAATATGTATTAGGAACCGGAAGTTTTTGTTTTTTACAATATTTAAGTGTATTCTGAAAATAACGAAGCATTATACTGTATCTGGAATCATTTTTAAGAACTTTTGGATCAGTCATATTCATCGATACTTTATAATCTTCAGTAATTGTGAATTTAACAAGACCTTTAGTGATGTTATTACGTTTATTATACCATTGGTTTCCATTTGGTTTAGGTGGTTTTGCTTTAATAAATTCTTTGACAAGTTGAGGGTAGGGTATAGGTTTGGGAAAGTGTTCAAAACAAGTTTTGAAATAATCTTGTATATATTTTTTATAAACCTTCACATCTGATAAAAGATTATCGGGTGTTACATTCGTAACTTGTGGCATATAATATAAGTTGATATAAAAATGTTTTTAGTGAATTATTTTATGATCCATCGTTGTCTGGATACTTATGAGGAAAATATCCATCATACATTTCACTCTTCAATTCTGGAACTTGAAGTTGATGAGCCTTGAGATATTCAAACATTTCACGAGTAAGATTGTTACCCATTTCAAAGATTTCATGTCTTTTTTCTGCCGGAACTCTAGAAATGTAAATGATCTCCCCATGAGCACCATACTCAAGACATGCATTATATTAATTATACAATCCTTGATCACTTGATTTACTATTAATTGCCATATTTTAAACAATGATGGCTTCTTGTAACCACTGAATTGGGCATGAAATTTCTATAATACCCATATAATCACAAACAACAAAATATGCTACTTTTCCTTTAGGAAATTGTTCATGTAAAATTTTGTTGAGAAGAGGCTTTGCTTTTTCATCAGTACTGCTCGCGAGTTTTTTGACAGCTTTGTTGCTTTTTAATGACATTGTTTTTATTCAATTTTTTATAAAAATTATTAAATAAATAATTATAACAAAAAATCTTTTAGTTTTTTAATATGCTTTTTTTACGATTTTCCTTAATTTGTTCTTGTCTTCATTACTTATTTGTGCTCCAGATAAATAAAGCGTATGTAAATTTTAACATCAAAACCTAAGATATTTCTTATTAGTGCTCCAGATAAATCAAGTGCATGTAAATTTTTAACATCAAAACCTGATATATTACTTATTCGTGTTGAAGATAAACCAAGTGTATGTAAATTTTCAGGAATATCATCTGGAAGTTCTTTTAATCTAATTGAAAATTTGGATATCTTTTACAAATATTCAAATCTTTGATTTCAAGGACTTCTTGACATTGCCATTTTAACCATTGCTGGTAAAATTGTTTATTAACTAACGTCAATGGTATTGTTTCTTTGAATTTTAGATAATTTAAAATATTGTGATAGATTTCCTGAATCATTATTTTTTATTCATTTGATAGATAAATAATTTATAATAAAAAGAAAATCATTTTTACAAAGGAGGAAAATCATTGACGTCAAAAACATTTATTTGAGTTTTATTTTCTGTAAAATGACATTTGAAAAAATCTGGTAATTTACCTCTATAATCCTCGCGACAAAGAGGACATTTGGCTTTTCGGAGGTTTATAAAGCATTCCAGGCAAATTTCATGGTTACATGGAGTTTTTATAATAAATTTATCTTTGGTCGTAGTTAAACAAATAGGACATGATGACATATATATATTTATATATATAAATAGATTGTTTTTATCTTGATTTCATCCATCTGCGTTTTTTCCAGTCCATAAGCGAAGCACCGAATGGAAAAACCAGTTATCCTAGTTTTTCCAGTCCATAGGTCTGGCGAATTAAAAAGCTAGTTTCATCTATCTGTGTTTTATCTATCTGTGTTTTTTATCCTAGGTTTTTCAGTCCGTAGGACCAGTTAACCAGTCCAAAGGACTGGCGCCTAAAAAGCTAGATGTAATTCATAACCAAATAACGCTGGATCTCTGGAGAAATCCTATTATTGAGTGCATATATTGCTTTAATGCGTTCTTCTACCAATTTATCATGTCGAAAATCCTGAATTAAATATGTCATAAATCGAATAAAATCTTCTCCTTTGAGATATTTAAGATTTGGGAAAAATTCATCTAATTTATCATATAAAGACTTAACAAATTTTGGATTATATTTATTATCATCTGTTTCATTGTAATGCATGTAAAAATCATTCTCATGATAAAGTGATACAAGAATATCATATATTTTATTTTCCTCGTTTATGATGAAATTTTCGACATCTGTATTGAATTTTTGTTGATAAAATTCATTTATTTTATTGTCATTATTTAATTTTTCAATCGACATTTCGAGGCATTTTTTTTTTAATTTTCCTGCTAATTCATTATCATTGTATAATTGGTTTTCAAGAAAGTTATCAGGACCAGTTATACACCATGTGTTCAAAGTATTCTGATCATAATGTATCCCTAAATTAAATAAATGATTATTATATCTATCAGCATGTGAATCCAACTCATTTTCTGTAAAGAAAAGAGGAAACATTAAAATATCTTTCAGATTCAAATGAATTAAAAATAGGCAATTGATAAAACGTTTATTAATTTTATGGTAATCTGAACATACTAATTTTTTATTAGTAATAATTGACACTTCATCTTTACCAAAACTAATAGTTAATGCTTTCATTAATCCATAATCAGTAATATATGATAATGCAAAATCATTTTTGAAATTAAATTTGATATTCAGGACAAATATAGATTCATATCCATCTCTACCACGTGATGGATCAATATATAATTTTAAACCAGAAATACCATTGAATATCTTTGTAAATTCCGAAAATTTTTCTTTAGAAACATTTTGTTCGAAAAGACATATTATATATACTTTGAAGATATCGACGAATTGTTCTGTTAAATCCATGTTTTTTAATTATTTATTATAAATAATTAAAAGTGTAATATGAAAATCATTTTTTTTTATACATTGCGACAGACTTTACATTCATTTTTCCCAGGATTGAATGGTGACGTCCATGTATCAGTCGTTTCATCAAAACATCCATACTGTTCCGCACACAATTCTTGGTTTTGACTATTGTTTTTGCATTCATTGTATTTATTAAGTTGTACTTGATAATCATCACAAACACCTTGCTTGCAGTATCGAGTACAAATCTTATCGGAACATGGTAGATCTTTGAGATATTTGTTGTTTAAACGCGTGAGACGATCAATATATTGGGTTTTTTTGACAAAATCCGGAGGATCAATTTGCTTAGGAGAGTTGAAAACTAAGTGGAGAAAGAGAGTAAGAATAATAATAACGATAATAGAAGAGCAAATAAGTGTTATTTCACGTATCATAATACTCTATAATTATATTTTTTTCGTAAAAATTCGGCATTTTAATTTGTAAATAGAAAGATCGTCTATTTCAAAATGTTGAAGCAATTGATCAACTGTGAGTTTCTTGAGAATTTCCGTTTCAGGAAGAAGATAAACCTCTTTTACATTAACCGATTCTAGATTTTTCGTGCGCAAACGATCAGAAGCAGAATTATCATCAGTGGTCCTAATACTGAAAACTCTAATATTTTCCGTATCATTAATAAGACTATATTTTTCACTGAGAATTTTGTTGATATATCCTTCACTCTCCGAAATATTAAAAGAATATTTCTTGAAATCCTCTAAGGAGAGATCGAGAGGAGATTGGAAGAGCCAGATATCATGATTAAGCGAATAAAAATTACTCATTTTATCCTGTTCTTTCCAAACCTTTTCATCCATTCGAAAAAGAGCCGAAACTGCATAAACAAGATTTTCTTTATGAAATGCAGGTAGGAAAGTCATAAAATCATTTTGTTCAATAACTATATCTGTTCTCAAGATGGCACAGAAATCACCTTGACAATAGAGATTAGCATAATGAAAAAGATGATAATAATTTTCCAAGTCGGTTTCCTCTAGAAGATGGACGATTAGTTTTGGGTCGGGATTAGCATGCAGAAACTCTCCAGACTCGGGAAAAGCAAGACAAATAATCTTATTTACAATCGGGTTTTTGAGATTTTCCTGAATACAATTCAAATAATGCTTTGAAGTGGCCTCATCCGAACTACGAAAATAAGTAATTATATTTAGATAATCCGTTGTGTTTTTATTTTTCTTTCTTTTTACTTCCAAATCTATATTCATCAGTATATATTAAGTATAATATTTATCTTTAAGTTTTCGTTCGAATGATGCAAAATAATGTTATTATATAATAGAAGATGAAAGGTCTCTTAGATTTTCTGAAACGAATTCCCAAGGTTGAATTACATATTCATTTAGAAGGATCAATACCATGTGCAGTTACAGACAATAAAAATTTCTTTAAAAAATATACTGAAGCTGCTAAATGTTTGAAAACCCCTGCAGATTTAGTCGGAGCTATCAGATACATATATGAAGATAGATTTAAACAAAATATATTATATACTGAATATTACTACCAAAGCAATTTTCATATTAGAGACATGCCTCTCCTAGTTCAACTCAATGCGTTGAATGATGCAATTGAAGAAGAACATACTAAATATTTGGCCAAAGGAAAGGATATTATTGTACGAATAATAATTGATTTTCCAAGAACACAAACATTTCCAATGCCACATGCCACCAAGAAATATATACGAGATATAATAAAATGGCAAAAAGAAAAAAGATCTCGGATGATAGTAGGATTTGGTCTAGGAGGTCGATTTGAAACATGTCGGGGTGCAATTAATAGAAATCCCAAGCAATGGAATAAAAATAGATGTGAGCCATTAACATACAAAGACATTTTTGCTGAGGCTAGAAAGACAGGATATAAAATAATACCGCATGCGGGAGAAACTTCTGGCTGGAAAACAGTGGTGGATACTATTCAATATTTACGACCTCATCGTATTGGTCACGGGATTAGAATGATGGAAAATCCAAAATTAGTTGAAAATATTGTTAAAAGCGGATTAGTAGTTGATGTTTGTCCTACTAGTAATTTGATGACGCTGGATTTTTATTTGAAAGAAGGAAAAACATCCAAAGAACATTACGACGCAATATGCGAACAGAAAGAATTAAATTATAAATATGATGAAAAAGGAGAAGTGATGGAAGGTTTTGATGAGAAATATCCATATTTAGGTAAGATTGACCATCCAGTTAAGAAAATGCTAGACGCAGGAATAAAAATCACTATTAATTCTGATGATCCAGCAGTTTTTGGAACAGACTTGACTCAGGAATTGATATTATGTATGAAAAAATATAATTTTAGTTTAAAGGATATTTATAAAGTATTACGCAATGCTATTGATGGTATATGCGACGTGGATTATAAAGAATATTTACGAGAAGAATTAGATGATTTTATTAAGACGTACTAACCCATCATCATTTTGAATGTCTCTATTTCATATATGAAATCTTGATCTGTCCTTAGAAATGGATGAGCATATTTGATATCTCTATCGAGTTTAAGATGACCTCCTGCATATTTAAGAGCCAAGCCATCTTGACTAACTGCAATAAGAACAATATCCTTATTAGCCTTGAGCATTGCATGAGCATATCTAAGTGCAAATCCATTTTCAGTCATTGCAGTGGTAACTACTTCTTCATCCATTCTATAGTGAGCTTCAAAATTCCTAAGAGTAAGCCCATCGTCTGCCGCAATAATTAGAACAACTTCTAGATCAGAGAGATATTCGGCTACAGATTTTTTTGTCATGTTTTTTTTGTTGCAATGATATCTGGATAGAATATTGATTTATTTTAATCATTTTTTTTGAAACTGAATTTGTGAAAGTTAAAGAATATTTATATAGTTATTATACATACAAATCATGCCGGAGGGACCTGAAATCGCCGTGTTAAATTGGTATTTAAACAAAAAAATTGTTGGTAATACACTGAACGACGTTAAAATTATAAGTGGAAAATATACAAAACAAACCAGTAAAGCAACTACTATTTGTGGATTTAAAGAATTTAAAAAAGATCTTCCTATGAAAATCTCCGCAATAGGATGTTATGGGAAATTTATGTATTGGGAATTTGAAGAGGAATGGTACTGTTTCATGACGTTGGGCCTAAGTGGAAGAGTTTTAATTGATGAAGATACACCCCATAAAAGAGTCGAATTTGTTACCAATAAACATATTATTAATTACTCCGATATGCGCAATTTCGGAACAATTCATTTTTATCAAGGGAAAAACCTTCTTACGAAAAAGCTCAATAGTATTGGTTATGATCTTTTGCGAAATTATAATTTAAAAGATGCGACAAAATTTATAGGGGGGAAATTGGAAAAGATAAAGGATCAACATAAAACAATTGCAGAAACTTTAATGGAACAACGAATCTTTGGTGGTGTAGGAAATTATATCAGGAGTGAAAGTTTATATAAGGCTAAAATCAGTCCATTTACGGAGATAAAGGACATTAAGGGAAATAAATTAAAGACTTTAATTGAGAGTATCAGATATATTATAAAAAAAAGTTTTGATGCTCAATTAAAATGTCTGAAAAAAGATGCTTATAATTATGAAAAACTCACATCTTGCTATGATTTCCAAGTATATCGCAGGAAAGAAACACCTGATGGAAAAGTGGTACATCATAAGAAATTAGGACAAGGTGGTAGAATGATCTGGTATGTCTGAAGATATATACGACTTTAGACTTTTATAGATAATGTCATCTTTTGGAAGATCAAGTATTATCTTAGGATTTTTCTGAAGAAATTCCTTTGTTTTACCTTCTATCATTTCATCAAATGGTTTTGATGAAGAATTCAAATAAAATCGAATGATTCGCAGATAATTATCCTTCAAATGATTATAGATCATAGTATCATATCCATAATAACCAATACCAAATTTGTGACCATATTCTTTAAGTTTTTCAATATAATACATATCATTTTCATCTGAATTTTTATATTTTTTATTACATGTAATACCTCTAATTCTAGGATAGATCGCAATATTAGTCCCATTTAGATTAGCATTAAGTTTTTTGGCTAACATCAATGTGAAATCAAATAAATCTTTATTATTGATAGTTATTAAATAATTAATAGTATGCATTACTCGTCGAAGACATTTACTATTAAATTTAAAAAAATAATCATATTTGATAAATATATCATCGTATATGTAATTAAAAATATCTTTCAATAGATATTGATCATGAAAATTGGTTTTTTTTATAGATAATAAAAATGTATAAAATGGTCTATGATAATTTTCCATAAGATATTTAATGCATTGGATTGGCATAATACGCATGATGTCATAATCAAGAATACATCCTGTAAAAACTGCAATATATTCGTATTTGGTTAATGTACTTATCAGTAGCGACTTTTGGTCTGTACCGGTCGGTAGCGACTTGGTCTGTGCCTCCAGCTTCCCTTCCGGTAGCGACTTGGTCTGTGCCTCCAGCTTCCCTTCCGGTAGCGACTTGGTCTGTACCGGTCGGTAGCAACATTTGGTCTATCGAATTCAGGATTATATTGAATGCTTCATAATGATTTTTTGATGAAAGTAATTTTAAAGATTCAATAAGTTTATCTCTTTTCGACATTTTTTTATAATATAAAAATATTTATTTAAGTAAAAAATTAATCAATTTTTATATATCATCAAATGCATATTCAGTATTTTTGAAATCATTTATCGAATAATCCAAATTTAGCTTGACAAATAATTCATAGCATTTACTAACCTGTTTTTTATTATCATCATTCATTTCTGTTTTGAACAATAGGTTTTCACTAGCTTGACCACATTCAAACACAATTTTGCTCAATAATTTTGATTTCTTTGTATTTGGTTTTTCATTAAAATCTAACGCTCTGCACTTGTGTTCCAATTGAATGGATTTTTCATAATGCTCACTGGTTTTACTTTGTCCTGACATTTTATCGTGATACAAAAATTTATTCATTAAACTAAATAAAAATCATTTTTTCTCACTTAAAGATGATATGACATTTAATACTAGAAAATGGATATTTGTCAAATTACAAGATATACACTATCGGAAATTGGGTATGAAACTAATCCTAGTGAAACAGCTTTAATCTGCAGAAATGTAGAAGAGAGAATTAGAGATGAATATGATGATGCTACGACTAGAATATTGTCTATTTTTGCATTTATTACAGGTATGATGATGCTAATACTTGCTCTAAATTATGTTTCTGAAATTTTAACGAGTAAAAGACGATAAAACGAGTAAAAATACTTGTTATTTTTTATTATTATTATTATAAATGTTTATTAAATCACTTATAATAACATTTTCAGTACAAATTGTAATAGCTGTTGTGGTGGGTTTAATCATTAAATTTTATTATGGAATTATTAGGAAATGTTTGATTAGATATATGATTATGAAGAATGTGGATGTCAAAAAACTGCCTAATTACAAGTTGATGAATATGTGTTTAATGGTATTTGATGGAGATGTTGATGGGATTAAATTGTTATTACATTCCAAGGCTGATCCTGATACTGAATATACATTAGAGGGGGGAAACGCAATTTATATTGCTGCTCAACAAAATGAGGTGGAGATTTTAAAATTACTTTTGGATGCAAAAGGAAGTACTGAATTGGGAAATAGAAGACATGGTTCTACTCCTCTTACGATTGCATCTAATTACAATAGTATTGATTCTGTCAAATTATTACTTGAAGCTAAAGCTGATCCAGATAAATATCACACATTTTGTGGTGAAACTCCATTATTTATAGCTGTCGCACGACATAATTATTGTGTGTTTAAGTTACTTCTAAAACATAAGGCAAATGTCGAAATGGGTAATTTGAAAAATGGACAAACTTCATTGTTTTTGAGTGTATATAATAATAGATTTCTTATGGCTAATCAGCTTATCAATGCCGGAGCGAAAATGGATAAAGTAGATGGAAATACAGGAATGACTCCATTGAGTTGTGCCATTTATAATGGAAATATTGGATTAGTGCGAACTTTAGTGAAAGCTGGTGCTAATATAAATATGAAGGATGCCAACGGGATTATGCCATATACATTAGCAGAAATAATGGATAGAAAGGAGTGCATTGAATATATTAAAGAATTCAAAGAACAAAAGGAAAAAGAAGCTCAAGACAAGGCTCTAGGAGAAAATTGTCCTATTTGTATTGAGCCTATGGGTGATATTACAGAAATGCATATAACGAATTGTTATCATGTTTTTCATCGGGATTGTTGGACATCATATGAAACAACCGGTAATGTGATATGTCCAATTTGCAGGAGTATATGAATTAGATATTTTCAATTTCAATAAAAGTAGCATATACTGACAATCGACCACTCAATTGATCTGTAATAGAAGTTACCTTAACATCCCGCTTTTTCTGGAAATTTAAGCCAATTCAAATCAGTTGTATTATTTCCACCTTCAGACAACTAAATTCGCAAAAATCACAAGTTGATTTTATGGGAATCCCCGTCGATTTCCGTCTCGACAGTTTCTAGGTCTTTGTCTTGACCTCTATTTTTTATAAAGATATTTCTTGCACCAT